CTCTTGGTGAGGGGTTAGCTGCCCAATTTTTAAAACTGAAAGTTTCTTTCCAATCCGAGGGGATATCGCGGTATTACTCGGAAACTATTCGATTGGAAAAAGACCTTCCTATTTTCGTCACTCCTGAGCAGGTTCGTAACTTTCTGGGGGTTTCCGATCGAGAGTTAGAACTTGAAGAAATAGACCTCTACGCCAGCTATATAAGCGTTGCTGAAATACTAGGGGACTTGCTCGTCATCGATGACAACACGGTTGCTGATTTTAATAACCTCATTATGTACCACGCAGCGTTGGTTAACTGTTTTAGCTTAGAGCTAAGACTACTTAAGAGTACAGCCATCGATGATGTGAAGAAGACTAGACTAAGCAAAGGTAACTTAAAACCTTTCATAGAAGAGATTTCATCCAAGTACAATACGCTGCTTGCCAAGTTTGACCCCGAGCAAGAGATTGAGCCTACCCAGTTAGTTGAAGTGGTTGCCAGAACAGATTTATTTACAGGTGCTTAGTAATGGATTTAACAATCAAAGTTTGGAAGGACAACACTAAACTGGGGGTGGTGGTTACCAAGCCAAATGAAAACACTTTAACAATGATGCCGGTGCGAAGTCTTATTTATGTACAAAAGAAATATGGACTGAAATCCGGGGATATTCTCTGCAAAGTTAGAAACAAACCACATTTCATATTGGCCAGCCATCATGAAACCGAAGAAATGGACGTTTTGCTAGGACTTCGAGTCAATACGATGGCTGAAGTTAAGAAGCAATATAGCGGTACACATCCAACAACCGGAATGCCAACGGGGCAATTCAACATGATGTTGATTACGATACCCGCAGTTTTACAGGTTGGGGTTATTCAGGATGAAAAAAGCCTTCAGACGGACAACTCTGTTTACTATGTTGCTGAAAGACTCAGCAAAGATGATGTCATCGAGGGCAGAAATATTCACAGTATTCAGGAAATAGCAGGGCTCTTCCGCGTTGAAGTGAGGTAACTCATGAAACAGGTTGGGGCCACGTCCGCTTTCGTTATTCAGTTAGATGCGTTTATGACCGGCGTTTCAGTTGGCAACGCAGCTTTTGTGCAAGCCAAAGCGGAGGCGGCGGCTGAAGAGTTTTTCAAGCGCTACTTTAAAAACATGCCCGGTTATTTAGATAGTCTTTCAGAAACACTTCAGAGCCACGGCGGGGATAGCAATGCTTTCGGGTTTAATTACTCAAACCCGCTGACGTATCGATGGATAGTTAAGAAGAATCCAAGCTTACGTTTTATTAAGAAATCTTCAGCCTTGGCCGCAGATAAAAAAAAGAACCCAGGGGATAAAAGTTATAAGCCTAAATTGTGGCGGGGACTGACTGTTCAAGGGTCCCTAGTTCGCCAGAAACTGAAGCTGAGTGACCAACTAAAAGGCTTGGCTAGAAATAGCGAGAATGCCTCCAAAAAAATGGTATCCGCCCTGGGTGGCGTTAATCTTAAAACGGTAACCGGGGGGGGCGCTTTGAGGCCTAGTGTTTCAGTCGGTGCGGATGGTAGGCCCAGAAATACGAAAAGTGGAAAGCGGGTTAACTGGGTTGATGCGGTTCGTCCTGAAGTGAATGCTTATTTGAATAAGACCGACTTATCTAAAGAGCCAAGATTGACTCAGACGGGGAAGGGCATTGTTGAAATAAAAGGGGCTAAAGGTAACTTCTCCGTGCAGCGAGCACTATACCGAGGCGCTTTCTCAGTGCTGGGAAATATTTCCTTTTTAGACAAGCTAGACAAGATGGGGCCGGGTCGCACGGACTTCGATTACATTCAGACCTTAAAAAGTGCCAAGCTGATTAATAGAGCGATGGTGGGCAAGCTCAAGGGATTGAAATACTATGGCCATGACTACCCTGAAATGATGTTAGGGTATTATTTAGCGGGCAATGATAGGAACACAGACTTAACTGAAATTTTAAAGGAAATGCTCAATGGCTGATTACAAAAACATTCAAGCGTCACTATTAAAATATTGTTCGGAGAAGGCTACCTTTCTGAATACTCATTTTGGCGGAACTTTTGTGGCCACAAATTTAGATGCTTACTTGGATGAGAACGGCTTGCCTACTGAGAACATAATAGGGCTTGAGTCTTTGACGGTTGCGGCAGCTAATGATGCTCAGCCAACGGTGGTATTTAGTGCCGCAATTACGGTTGCCACTTCAGCAGATCCGAATCTGATGAATTTAAGTGATGTGATAGATGGGATATTTGACGATTTCAAACCAACAAAAGAAGTGCGTATATTTGATGTGCACACTGGGTTAACCGTAGGACATGCGATTACGTTAGATGACACCCGTGTGATGCCAGTTCAAAAGTCTTCAAAATCTAAGATCTTCCAATCTGTCGTCTTCGAAGCGGCCTTAGTTTACTAGCTCCTCCGCTTCAGTTAGCTCATGTATTACAGTGGCTAGGGTCACTTGAAAAGCTTGGGGTCGGGTGTATAGTGTACTACGGCAGAACTTATTGAGTTTCTCTAATTCTGAATCAGAGAGTCTTAAAGTAAAGCTTTTCAACGTACCGGATAAATCTACAGAAGACATATCTGTTATTTGTGGTTTATTGGTAAAGAAGTAGTCTAACATCGTACGTATTTTTGATGCTGTATTTGGCTCATCTATAGGCAGATTTTTAACTGCTTCGTAAACTACTCCGGGGAGCGTGACTGGTACTGGGTTATTTCTCGATATCATCATAACTAGGTCCTCGTTAGTAAGGTATTAATAATAACCTAAAATTTGGAGATTGACGATGGCCGGTGACGCTAAATCAACTAACTTTATGCTGGGTACTGCCACAGTAATGCTCGGCACCCCGGAAGAACTATACGCGCTAAACCCTGTAGCCCACAGCTTAGGCTTAGTAAAGAATTTTAACATCGATGCTTCGAAAACCACTACGGACCTTCAGGGTGGCCGAACCAACGAAATCATCATGACATTGACCACAGGTGCTGAAACTCGTTGCACTTTTGAAATGTATGAATACACTGAAAAGAACATTGCTTACGCTCTAGGTCTTGAAGGGTCTGGATTGGTAGCTGTTTCGGGGGATGCTTTTGTGTCGTCTTCGTCAGCTACTTTCTCAGCTGGATCGATAGAGATTTCGGTTGCGGATGGCCTAGGTCAGGACCTTAGTGCGGGGGATACTGTTAGTTTGCGTAATTCAGATGATGAGAATATTATTATCGGTACGGTAACTGCAGTTTCTGGAATTGCCACTGGAACGGCTTCTGGCGGCACAGCATCGATTACGATAGCGGTACCGGATACGACCTTAGCCACTGCGTTACCTGTAGGTACTGAAGTATCTCAAGTAACATCCCTTGATGTTGGTTCTACTGACGTTGACCGTGATTATTCGGCGAAGATAACTGGCCAGTTGGCAAACGGTAAATGGGTAACGTTATTGTTCCCGAAAATCCGTATTAGCTCGGGTTTATCTATGGCGTTCTCAACGGATCAGTTTGGCAACATCCCGTTTGAGTTTAAGCCCCTAAAACCATCTTTGGTGGATAGCAACTACGCGGCGTTCAAAGGCCGTTCAGGAACTATCAGCATTGACTCGGTAAAAGCCCCACTGGCGTAATGTAATCCAAGGTTAAAGTGATGTACTATTAAAGGTCTCAGATTGAGACCTTTTTTTATACCTACAGGAATTGACGATGCAAATGAATAACCCCTCTCCACGATTCGAAGTTACCTTTAACAATACTAAAAAAGAAGTGTTTATGAGCTTCGGCCTAGTGAATACGATTGCCGGAATGTTTGAAGACATGAGCCAGCTTACTGAGGCATTTACCAACCCACATGTCCGAGGCGCTCTGGTGGTTGAATGCTTATCAGAGCGCAATGAAAATGGCGGTCTAGTAAAAGAAATAGATTTGAATACACTGGGCATAGAAACAGAGCATTTATTTGAATTCCTTACTTGGGTGGAGGCCCACGTTTCTGATTTTTTTACTCAGAGTTTGGTAAGGGCGACGAGCTCGATGCGGAAAAAAGCTCAGGGAATGAAAGAAAAACCCTAGAGAGTTTTTCAACTTGGTACGAAGAGCTCACCTTTGATGAAAAAATGTGTGTCGTATTCAAAACCGTTCCTAGTCGGTTGAACACTTTCTTTTGGAAGTATACGAAAGTTGATGTTCAGTGCGAGATAAAGCTGCAGCTGGGATTAAAAACGATTGAGATGACACAGCAATATGAAAATATGCTGAAGGTCGCAGGGGCAATTTTCGGAGAATCCGAAGACGATAAGCCCAAACCACCTAAAGACGAAGCAGAGGCCATGGCGCAGTTCGCCGCTCTAGGCCTTTAAAAATTTGGAGATTGACGATGAGTACCGGTAACCGTATTAAGCAAACCCTGTTGAATGTTGGTGTTGACCCGAAAGGCATCAAAGACCTAGACAGAATGGTCAAGCAGTTTCAGGCTTTAGAGAAAGCCATGAAAGACGCGGGCAAGTCTTTAAAAGATGCGGTTCCAGAAATCACAAAAGACAATTTGAAAAAGGGTGGTACCCCTGTAGATATAGGTCAAACCACCCAGTATCGTAAATTGTTAGATGCTCAAAAACAAAATATTAAGGGTGTTAGTAATCAATTCGTAAGCGACATTGTTAATAACAAAGGTTTAGGCTTAACTAGAAGTCAGAAAGCTGACGTACAACGTTCGTTCAATAACACCTTCAAAGAAATGATGGGGGATTTCACAGGGAGCCTAAAAAAACAGGTAAAAGCCCAGCGTAAAACCCTAAACGATTTCTATACTCAGGAGTTTAATAAGCGTCCGGAGATTGCTCGTCGTACTCCGCTAACTCAAAACCAAGCCCGCAGTTTACGCGGGAATGAGTTACAAGCTGGCCTAGAGGCCACAAAAGTGCAGCTTAGAGGTGCGCGAGCGGGGCTTTCTTTTGCCCAAAAGAACGAAGGAAATGACAAGTTACTTACGCAAGCAAACTCTGAAATTAAGCGCTTAAGTAAAAACCTGAAGCTAGGTAACGAGAGATTCGAAGACCAAACTCGGATACTTAGAAAACAATCCAACGTTGCAGCCAAGGCGGGATTTAAAGACCCAGCATTAGCCCGTTCAACGAGTTTCTTTTATAACGATCAGTTTAGAAGAAACCCAGCCACAAGTCGCTTGCCCGCTATCGATGGAAGCTCTTTAGGAACTCTTGGGGCTGGGGACCTTAGAGCGCAGATAGCCAGCCAGAAACTATTACTCAAAGGGGCCAACAGCGCCCGAGATATTGGCCAAGAAACCCGCAACACTAAGCTTGAGAGTCAGGCCTCACGCTCAATTAAAAGCCTAAGTGAAAACTTAGACAAAGCCACGCTTAGATTAAAAGAGCTAGAGAAAGCGGCTAGAGATGCTGCAGCTGCCGAGAAGAGAGCAACTACGGCTGAAACTCGTAAAGTTAATCAGCAATCCAAAGAACAACTTCGCCCAACGGACCAGCAACGCCGAGTCAATAACGCGATGGAGCGAAACAAACAAAACTCAGTGAATCGAAACATCGATGGGGGGGCCGGTCTTTTTAGACAGCAAGCCTCCCTCTTAAGAAACTATGCTGTTCTTGGTGGCGGCGTTGCTGCTGGCGCAGGAGCCGTCAGTTTCGCCGTCGAGCTACAAAAAGAATTCAAACAGCTGCAATCAATCGTTGCATTGACGAATACTGAAATGACGGAACTTGAGGAAACCTTAATTGGGGTTTCAGAGAAAACCAAGTTTAGTGCATTGGATGTAACTCAAGCGGCGGTAACCTTAGGTCAAGCAGGTCTAGGAAAGAACGATATTGGCAACGCAATAGAAGGTGTGACGCTTTTCGCCACTGCGGTAGGTTCTGACCTTAAGTCAGCAGTAGACCTCGCTACGTCAACTCTAGGGGTCTTTAACAAGGACTCTTCGGAGATGGTCAACATCGTCGATAAGATGACGACTGCGGTGAACAGCTCAAAACTTAACTTGGATAAGCTTGCCTTAGGTCTTCAGTACTCAGGTAACTTGGCAGCACAATCGAATGTGAGCTTTGAGGAGACGGTTTCGGCCTTGGCAGCGATGGCCAACTCAGGTATTCGTTCGGGCTCAACGCTAGGTACCGGCTTACGTCAAATTATTATTGCTTTGCAAAAGCCGAGCGCGGAATTTAAGGATATTATTGGTGGCCTTGGTCTTACAATGGACCAACTTGATATATCCTCGCGCGGATTAGTGCCAACCTTGAAGCTACTTGCGGATGAGGGTTTTACCGTCAGGGATGCGATGAAATCGATGCAGGTTAGAGCGGCCTCTGCTTTCGGGGCTTTTGCCAACAACATTGATGTTGCCGATGAGTTGCAAAAGAAAATGCGACTGAGCGGCTCAGCCACGCAAGCTAACGCCGTACAAATGACAGCCCTAGCCTTTCAGTTGGAAAGACTATATTCCATCATGAAGTCAATCGCGTTCAACGCTTTTGAGCCCGTGATTAATAGCTTAACTAAGTTGGTTGAGAAGACCGGCGATTGGTTAAGTCAGCTTAGGGAGATGAAAGGACTTATATCCTTAATCGGCCCAGGCCTTGCTATTTATGCTACGGCTGTTGGTGCACGCTCAGTCGGAAGACTTGGCGTGGGTCTTTTGAGCGGTGGGGCGAGTCTTCTTGGCGGTGCGGCTATCGGCGGTGGTAAAAAGGCCAGCCCCGAGTCGCGCACGATGGGTAAACTGGCCACGGCTATTTCTGGACGCGGGGGCCTATTAAGTGTCTTAGGCGGATTATCCCGCTTACTATCTTTCTTGCCAGGTTTTGGTATTGCTGTTGCTGCCGGTACGGCGGGGGTCCTAGCCTATAATGCTTTAGATTCTCAAGAGCGCAGCCGTGACCGAGTGGATACGACTCAAGCGCGTATCAATGAAAACGATTCTGACATTGAAACTTATGAGGCCCGGGTCACTAAAATAAATGCCGCAATTATTGAGTTGATGGATAACCAACACTTGCTTGCGGATGATAAGGAGCTTAACCGCCGTATCCAGCGTTTGAATGATGACTTTAAGCTTCAGGGTTTATACCTTGATGATAATGTCACCAGTTACGCAAACCTAATCGATAAGATGAAGGAGTTTAGAAACGAAGCCATTGAGAATAGGGATGTGCTTACGTTTAGAGACCGTGATTCTTTCTTGGAGAACAACAAAGCGGTTATCGATGAGCTGTTTAGTAATGACCAAGAAAGCGAAACTATTTTGGATAGTCGTTTCGATCGTTTGATCAATCAAACGGATCCGAACGCTGACGGCGCAAGAAATAATGTCAGGAGTCCTGCTTTTGGAGACAGAAGAAACGTTAGAGGCAATAGTAGGAAATCCACCCCTTTAGATTTCTTAAACACAATATTCCCAGACTTTGACACGCAACTTTCAGGCATTAACAAAAATCTAGCTCTTGCCCGAGACGGCGGGGATGGTTCTTTAGGCGCTTCGGGAAAAGCCGTTGAAGACTTAAACACGCTCGTTTCTGAATTAACGACCTTTGTGAATGGCGGAAAAATAACTCAAGAGAAATTACTTGCCCAAGTGTTCGGGGACGATGAGTCCTTATCTAAGAAGAGAAGTAAGGACCTTATTAAGGAGGTCTTGAACAGTCTTCAACAGCGCCAGCAAGCAGCCAACAAAGTTCAAGGGAACCTCAAGCAGTTTGATGATTCCAATGAAACCAAGATACGGCAGGAGACGCTTAGAAAGAAAACGATTACTGATGGCCCGGGTGAGCAGGTTATTCAAATTAAGGAGGAGTTTCAATCTGCTTTTGAGGAAGTTATAAAAAAGAATCAAGATACCCCAGATGCAGAGCAAGACTATATTGCGCTTTATGATTCCGTTGAATTACTCGCGGCTAAAGCGGATAAAGAACTTGACGCGATAACTGAAGCAGCTGAGGCCATGGCTCGTCAGTTAGTTGAGCCAGGAACCGAAGAAGAAGTGAATAAGCGGGCTCGAAAACTATTGCGAGAAACGCGTTTCAACGCACTAGCTGCTACAGCAGAGTCAAACGTTAATGATGCTCAAAGACAAGCTGCAGAGCTTGCCACGCCAGATGTTAACTTCAGATTCAGCCAGCAGGAAAAAGGGCTGGCTAACTTAATTTCCCCGCTTGAAGTTAGATTACGTGACAGTCTGGATATCGAGGAAAGTGGCGAGCTAATCAATAAAATAATGGAGTACTACCGTCAGAAGGTAGATATTGAAACGGCTAGACTTGTATTTGATTCCAAGAAGGGTAAGGGGCTATCCGGCGAAGCTTTAGAAGTGCGAAATCGTGAAGCTGAAATAGACAAGCGAACCAAACTAGGGGAACTCAATTCCATTGCTTCAAAGAATCAAAGCAGAGTTGATATTGGAAACGCATTAACCACCGCTTATGAAGGGGATGGCCAGCTTAATCTCAGTCGTACTAAATTCTCAGACGATGACCTATCAAAACAAATTACTAATTTTGTGGGGGCGGTTAAAACTACGATCGCTGACGAGTTGAAAACCTCTGAAAACCGAGCGGATATAGTCGGGAATACTTCCGCGCTTCGTAAAGTCGATGCGGAACGCTCCTTAGAACTTGGAGAGAATGAAGCTTACACCGGAAGAGCCCGACGCAGAAATATCGCGGACAGCGAATCTTCAATTGATGAGGTCAGCATCTTAGATGCTCAGTCTATTGATATTAGACGTAGAGCCTTAGCTTCCGCTATTGCGGATTACCAAAAGTTAATTGAAATACTCAATAGCCAAGTCGTCAACAACGAAGACCTAGCTAAAGGAAAATCTAAAACCGCAGCGATAAAGCAAGTTGCAGACCTTGAAAAATTAGTTACTAATCAGAAAAAATCCCTGATTGACCTAGATTCTCAAGCAGCGGAATCAGCGGAAGGCGTAGACAAGTTCGGACGGACCCTTACCAGCCTAAAGCGAGACCTAGAAGGTGGCAGCTACGACACGAACCGTCAGAGAAAGATTAAAGCTCAGGTATATGGCACAAGCTATACCCCAATCGGGGAGACTGTTGCAGATAATACGTATGCCGAGAATGAGTCGGGAGGCTTAGGTACTAAATTAACTAATGGTTTCAATGGGGCCCTTGAAGAGCTCAACATTGAGTTCTCAAACTTTGATGCTATAAGCACTTCGATTGAGGGTTTGACGGACTTAGCGAAGGGCATGGGCGACACTTTTGCCAATGCTTTTACTCAGTTTGCTACAGGGGCTTTGAGCGCTGAGGAAGCAACTAAACAACTGTTCGCATCTATGCTTCAATCGATGCTGAATATTGTGGCTCAGTCTGCATTCAAGCAGTTATTGTCCACGGTGTTTGGGAGTCTTGCAGGGGGTACTCTTGGGGGAGAAACAACTGGCGGTGGTGGCGGGGTAATGGGACCCCCCCCTCCTCCTACGGGTTATACGGGCGGTGAAGTAATGGCCGGAGGGGCCATCGGTCGCGGTTATTATGGTGGGGGTTTAATTAGTTCCGGGATAGGTAGCCGAGATTCTACGAATGCTCGGGTTGCCCGAGGGGAGTTTATCCTGCGTAAGAAAGCGGTAGACGCTTTGGGGGTTGATACGGTGCGAGCTCTTAACTCAGGGGATCCGAATATCATCGCCAAGCAAACCAGCAAAGTAGATGCGGGCACAATGCCAACGACTCAGGATAGTTCTGGCGGAGGTAAGACGGTAAACATGTATGTGGTCACTCCAGACCAAGTACCTCAGAACTTAGGCCCAAATGATGTAGTGCATGCCGTCAGTGATAACTTGATGCGGGGGGGCTCTTTGAAGACCTTAATTAAACGAATTAACATGGATACTTTATAATATGGCCTTGCAAACTTTTAATTTTCCGTACCACTCAGTGCAAACTGAATACCCCAACAGAGGGCTTTCGGTGGCCCTGGGGGGCGGCTGGGAATATACCGTTAAACCAAACACGCCGATAGCGGTAGATTTAACCCTAACTTTTGCTGCGATGAAACGCTTTGATGAGGGCTTAGTGCTGACCGACCGACAAGAGGATATCAGCCTTGCTCGTCTTGAAACATTCTACAGAGAACATGAGATGCACGAATACTTTTTGTATGAGCACCCAAATTTAGGTAATATGGTTGTTAAGTTTTCAGCCCCGTTGGTCGTTCCTCCGGGGACTATTGGCGGAGATGGGGCCGTATTAAACCTGACTTTTCGGTTAAAACAGAGGTCAATAGGTTACTAATTAACCTTTTATCAATTAAATGAATAAAATAGCTTGTAAATGGGCTTAAGTATAGGTAATCTACACTCCGGTTAGCTTGCTACGGTAAGTTGATTATCGTCAATTCCAACATCAACCCCGCATTCATCGTGTGGGGTTTCTTTGTTTATAGCCTGGAATAAGTTAGACTCAGGTTTAAAATTTGGAGAATTGACGATGCCGGAAATTAGCGCAACTTTTAAAGAGGAAACTCAAAGCCTCTCACCTACAAAACCTCTTACGTTTATAGAAATTCTTTTCGAAGACCATCTAGCCAACAACATTGCGCTGCGCTTTACCGATGGCGATACTGTTAATTGGAAGGGCCAAACCTGGTCTAATCAACCTTTTAAAATGACGTCGATAATTAAGTCCTCTTCAGGGGAAGTTACCCGCCCAAAGCTCACTCTTCCGAATGACCAAGGGTTGTTCTCAGCTTACGTTTCTAAAAAGGTTCTGGACTTCGCAGAGGTTAATTCCTTTAAATGTTCTCCCTTGGAGCTGGATACCTTTGACGGGTTTCAACAAAGTTTTGTGGTATCTCATGTTGTCAGCTTATCTCAAGAAGCAATCACTATGGAATTAAGAAGAGCGAGTGATGGCAATAATTTTCGGTTACCCCCTAAGCGATATACTCAACCAGAATTCCCAACGGTGATCGTATGATTAGTGAGCTCTTTAAGCTGGTTGGAAAGCCGTATGCTGAAGGTTATCAAGATTGCTATACCTTGGCTCAAAAGTATTACCTTCAGCAGTTTAATATCCAGCTGACGAATTATGCTCGTCCGAATAACTGGCATCATGTTACAGGCTTTAATTTGTTTGACCGATTTTTTGAGGCTGAGGGTTTTCAGGACACAGGGAATAACGCCCATAATGTAAAAGTGGGGGATGCGTTGTTAATCAATATTGCCCGGAGCGCCTGTACGAATCATGTGGCTATTTACGTTGGCCAAAATAAGATTTTGCATCACCTACAAGGTCAGAATTCTAAAATGGAGCCGTATTCAGACCGTTGGCGCTTTAGAGTAAAGCGAGTTTTGAGGACTCCTGCAGCGCATTATGGAAACGATTTAACTTCACTTTCTAGTTTTTACAATCAGTTGCCTCCAACCATCAAGAGCCGCCTAAAGAATGAAAATTAAACTTGCTAAGTTACACAGCTATTGGGTGCCTGATATTGAGCGATGTGGATTTGTTTTAACAACGGGCGAAATCCTTGAGGCCGAGAATATCCACAATAACCCAGCCGAGGAATTTGAAATATGTCCTTCCGAATTTGAGAGTTATACGGATAGAGTTGCAGCGGTTTGGCACTCGCACCCAATTACAAATGCCAACTTGAGCCTTGCAGACTACGACACCTTTGATAACTTTAGGAACCTAACGCATATTATTGTCGGCCAGCATGAGGTTATCAGTTACAAATTTAAAAATTCTGTATTACTAATAGACGAGGTTTACCGTGGTAACAATTAATCTAACCGGTTTCGATAATAGCATTCCCAAGACCATTAAACTTGAGGCCAGAACTTACAAAGAGGCCCTTGAAGGGCTTAAGTTATTCGATTTCTTCAATCCTATAAAGCAGACAAAGCGATTTATTTGTGAGGTATCCGAGTGCAACGAGGCACAAAAGTTTACTTCAGATATTAAGAATGGCGTAATGACTTTGGTATGTAACGAAACCGTAAAACAAAAGCAACTTAGGGGGGCGGGGAATAGAAACGTACGTTTTGTAATTGGCGTCATCCTGATTGTTACTGCGGTTATATTAACTTCGGGTATGGCCCTTGCGGAGATACCCTGGTATATGACTGTGATGTTCAATGTGGGTGTCAGTTTGGTTCTTGGCGCTATTATTGAGCTGATAACAGAACCCGGTTCTGGAGATGCTAACAAGCGGCAAAGTCGCTCGGCTAGAACATACCCAAACACAGTGGAATCGGGAACCCCGATAGCCTTGATATTTGGTACCCACCGTTTCGGGGGGCATATCTTTAGCGTCAATATTGAGTCCGCCAACGGTTCGGATGTCTATTTCAGTAAGTTTGCCGAAAATCTTTGGGTCAATATAGACCCCAACCGCCGGGACTCTTGGGATATGGTCTATAGAAATGCTGACACAAAGGAAACAGGCCTTCAAGAATGGGAGGGTTATTTAAGGACCCAAATCGGGGGGTACCAGATACCTTAAAAAGAAACTGAGTGATATAGTACAGGCCTACAATTTAAATATGACGATGATTAACTAGGAGCACCCATGAAATATAAGGGTAGTGGCGGCGGAGGACCGTCTGATAAGTCAGACACTTTATTTTCTACGGATGCTTTTGAAATCCTTTTAGGTATTGCTGAAGGACCTATATTTGGTATAGCTGGGGACACCCCAGAAGAAAAGCTGCAGAATATTTTTATTAATGATACGCCTATCTTTGATACGAATAATGTCGATAATTTCGATGAAAGCCAATTACTCATCCGTTTTGAAAAAGGGTTAGAAGTTACTGCTGCGGAAGACCCTGAGTTTGGGCAAACTCCAATTCGGTATATTTTTGATGGTGCAACGGTTAACCAATCAGTTGGCTCGCAATTACTTTTTGAGGTCCCGATTTCAAAAACGACCCCGCTAATTACTGGCGGGTTTGACCGTATTCAAGTTAGAATTTTGGTGTCCTCCCTTGTCAGATACACCGATGATGGCGCTAGAACTCATGAAGTGGATTTTGACATAAAATGCACAAAGGTTGGAGCTACAACTTGGACCCTCGAAAGTCACAATATTTCAGGGAAAACTACAGGTAGTGGATTTACTCGGGAGTACACGATAATCGTACCCCGAACTGTGGGGACTGAAGCCTACGAAATTGAAGTAGTAAAGCGCACCAACGATGAAGATGATGATAAGAGGGACTCCCAAATATATTGGCAGTCTTACGACCTAATCAGCTCGAAAGGGGACGCCTATTCAAACGATGAAACCCCCTATAGTGACCCGAGTTTAGAGTATCATCCGGGAACCTCGATGCTGCATTTTTCAGGGGTTCTAGGGCAGCAATTAAATTCTGTCCCGACAATCAATGCGAACTACCGAGGGCTAATGTGCTCGGTACCCTCAAACTACACTCCGGAAACTAAAACCTATGATGAAACATCCGCATGGGACGGCACCTTTAGCGCTGAGAAATACCCCACGGATAATCCAGTTTGGTTGGCTCATGAGCTAATCACAAACCTGCGTTTCGGCGCAGTTAGGTATAACCCAAAAATAAAGGTCAACCGCTACTCTTGGTATGAAAAAGCAAAGTATGCCGATGGCTATAATGCGATTACTGGGGTTAAAGATTTAAACGACCCAATCTCAGGGGCTCAGCAAGTTGCGCGGTACACCTTCAACGCCGTATTGACCGACCCAAGCAACGGCATTAAATTCGTTAATCAGATACTGGCAACGGCCTATTTCCTCGCCGTAGAAGATGAGCTTGGTGAAATCAAGCTTTATGCCGACATGCCTTCTTTGCCTGTAGAGACCCTCACCCCTGAAATGTGCGTTCAAGTGACAGGACAGAGTGAGTTTTTATATTCTTACTCGCCTCTTAAAGAGCGCAGCAATGAAGTCAAAGCCAGTTACATCGACAAGGACAATGAGTACGTAACGCAGTATTTGGGGGCTATAAGAGATGAGGATGCTATTGCCAAGTACGGGCTAAACTCAACGGAGTTCACTGCGCTAGGAACCACCACTTCGTGGGAATGCTATCGCAAGATGTATTTGATGCTGTCCTCAATGCTGTCCGAAGTTGAAATCGTTACTTTTACGTTGCCCCTTGCAGGAATTCAATTCAGCATATTTGAAGTGGTTAATATTATTGACCCCGTGATGGGGTATGGCCTTTCAGGTCGAATTATTTCCCTTAATTATGCCTCTCGAAAGATAAGTGTCCGGGACCCATTATTCATTGATGAAACTGGGATTTACACCGTAAAAATTCAGGGCCTAACGCAAACCCACGAATACACAACCTTTATATCTCTGGACAAAGAAGGAATCCCGCTATTTGAATTTACGTTGAACGCGGACCTCCCTCCTCAAGTTGAGCTTGCAGAGTACCCAGTGGTGCGTATCGAGAACCCAATAAATTCAACGAAGACTGTTGGCCTTCCTAAGCCTTATCGCATCACGAACATTGAAGAGAGCGATGATAAGGGCATCGACATGTATGTTATTAGTGCTGTTGAGGTTAATCCTAACAAGCACACTGACGCGGATTTACTGACCCAGAGTGTCACGCCCCAATATAATTTCTTCAGGTCTAAGCCACTTAAGAAGGTCCAGAACCTACAAGTTGTTGACCAGAGCACGGTGCGAACGCTAAAAGGGGCGAATAACAGCCTCTGGATAAGTTGGGATGAGCAAGAAGACCGCCCACTTGGAACGCTTTATAATATTGAGGTGATAACCGATAGTATATCTGGGGCGAACCAGACCTACATCACGTCTGAGAACTTTGCAGAAATTAAAGGTTTGGACTTTGGTAATATTATTATCCAAGTGACCGCTGAAGCTAATTCTGTCTCAGGGCCTTCAGCATTCGTTAAGTGGGAAATTGTGAGGGTTAACGCTGGGGACTTAACATTATCTTCAGCTGTTCCGGTGATAAATGCCGCCCTAAATGGGTTTGTATTGAACGCGGACTTAGAGCTCCCCTATGCGTTTAGCAATAACCCAAATGAGGTAATCGACCTGCTTAAAGTCGGGTATATCGATCGCGTTTTCTGCCAGCTCTTTGACATCTCAGGAACGGGGAATGTTTACCTTGGTGAGTTCTTTTCTAAGAACGGAGAGTTTAATCTCACGGCCAGCCAAATAAGACAGGTACTGAAGAATCCGGAGGTACTCCCCGATGAGCTGCAGCTGCGCTTTCATTTTGAGGACTCGGTTAGAGACCGCTATCCAGGTACTTCAAATTTGGATTTTACTTATGTGATCCAAACGGTAGGGACTATAACCGGCGTGGTACTCTCCGCTTTAGACAGTGATTATTCTGAGTACCAAGCGGATTGGGATAGTACGCACTTTGGCTACGATGTGACATTATTTGAGAATGATGGGAAGACTGTTGTTTTCAAAACTACCGTGTTTACTAACAGCCTCAATCTACCGACCTTAGATCCAAGCAAGAATTATAAATTTGTTATTCAAGGGTTCTCAGAAGCTTACGTTTATAGTGTGGCACAAACCACGCAGCTAAACGCACCTACGGAAGTAACCCCGTTAGCCTCGCCGGATATTAAAGTACTCGCGGGAAGCATTGTATTAACGCCCCCAAGCATTGTAAAAAGCAATCGGGTTTATCAATTCAAGTACAACACCGTAAATAATATTAATACGGCCCTAGATGGTGTCAGTGGCAACGCCTTAACGATTAACAACGTGATAGGCGGGCAAACTTACTACTTCTGGTATAGAAGCTCGTCTGAGGCCGGTGTGGGCTCTTGGAGAACTACTTCTGCAGTTGGGCAAGAGCAAACGCTTTATGATTGGAAGGTGTGGGCTAATGATGCAGCGGGGGCTGGAATTTCTGTGGTTGAGGGGGATAGGCCTTATGTGGGTATCAGCTCAGGCCATACAACATCCACGCCAGTAATTACCGACCCAAGCATTTACACCTTCATCTTAAAGAAGGGTGAGAAGGGTGATGAGGGGATACTCCCAGCCCCAACTGGGAATCCAGGGCTTTTTGCAAACGACACGCACCTCGGTTATCACGATGGAACTAATTGGGCAACTTACTTTGATAGCGCAGGTAGGCTTTATCTAAACGGGTCCAGTGACTTAACCAGTTTCTTCTACTTTGACGGCGGGGATATGCGCCTGACAGGGTTTGGAGATTTCGATGGTGGTCTTCGAGCTGACTTAGACGGGGCTTATATTGGTGTGGGTCGTGAACCTGCTGCGGACTATAGCGGGGGTTTTGCTACTTCCGCAACTTTTGCGGAAGCGATAATGGGCTTTGGTTTGCAGTATATTAAAGCCACAGTCCAAGGCATCTTCATGGAGGGGGATGTGTATGTAAACAACACATTGCTTACCGATATTGTGGCTAGTGGCGCGAATAACAGCACTATTTCTATCAGTGCCGGAGACTGTTTGACTACAGGCGGGAGCTTCACGCTCAATCAAAGCTCTAATAAAACAATTACCATCGACCATGGTTCTCTGGCGGCTTCAATAGACTATGGCGTAAAAAACAGTCTAGCCGTAATCAACTTCATATCTCAAGACAGTTTTGGACATCTAAAGTCAGCCGAAACGATAGACCTAGCTGCAGAGTTTGCTAAGTATATTCCGAAAACTTCGATTAACACTTCAGCCACCTCTACGAGCAGTACTACGGTTGCTGCTTCTAGCGCTCTTAGGAGCGTGTATTTGACCGCTAATGATGCCTTACCTAAAAGTGGTGGTTCCTTAACGGGTAACCTCAGTATGGGGTCTAATAATGTTATATTTACTAGCACGTATGGACTTCAGTCTACTGGACCGTGGTTGAAGCTAAGTACTGCTCATGGATATATCGAATTTGGGCCAGCTAATGCTACTTATGCTCATATTTATACTGACCGACCTAATTTTTATTTTAATAAAGAATTACAAGTATTAGGTAAAGAAGTATACCACGCAGGGAATATCCCAACGTGGGACCAAGACACTACGGGTACGGCTGCTAATGCGAACCAACTAGCAGGTAATCAAGCAAGTTACTACAATCATCGTAATTATAATGATGTAACCAACTACTTAGGTGGTTATTATGTATCCGGGGGCTCTGAGAAACCTAACGGCTCTTTATTTGGTTCTGGTAGATTAAAGCTTGCAATGCTTGCAGGTTCAAACTTAGGAGTCGTCGGTACGTGGCATGATGTTCTATGGTTAAGTGGTTACTCTGGCGGGGATGTTAAGACCTCTACAGCATTAAGCTTTAGTAAAAACACATCAGGCGTTCCAGTTGTTAACATCTTACAGCAAGCATTTGATGCTCCGGCTTGGGGTACTCCTTATGAGATATATCATACAGGTAACATTCCAACGTGGGATCAGAGTACAACGGGTAATGCAGCAACGGCAACAAATTTAGCGAATATACCTACGAGTTTTAACGGTACGTATCCTATGGTCGTTAATGCCAGCGGTACGCTATATAGTGATGCCGGAGTTACTTTTAGAGGTTCCGACAACACGCTAACTTGTACTAACTTTGCGGGCAACGCGTCAACAGTGACTGATGGTGTTTATCTCAACGCTAACAACGTCCTGAATGGTAACAATGAGTTTAGTAGCACTGACACAAGTGGTAATTATGGTACTGCGGGTATAGAACTACGTGAAGTTGGGCGTGTTGGCAATGCCCAAAGTGTTCCTGCTTACGCACCGGCATTATCCTTTCACTGGGGACAGCGAGTACAGGGTCGTTTAGCATTACACTCCGATAGTAGGTTTCATTTTACAGATGGAGGAACACACACTACTTATAAAGATGTTCAAGCAAGGACTTTTTATGGTGCTTTAAATGGTAATGCCACAACAGCCTCAACAGCTTCTAAGGTCACATTTAATGCAGCAGACACTTCTAATAATAACTGGAAGGTTCTTTGGGGTAACAGCTCAGACTACGTCTATCAAACTGCGGGGTTCACATTTAACCCTTCTAAAGGTGAGTTACAAGTTGGAGGGGATATTGTCTGTGGTACAGACGTTAGAGTGCAAGGTACAGGTTCAAATACTGCTCCTGCTACTGATGACTTGATGTTAAGCGGGTATGGTCTTATGGGCAACCGTGGAAATATTTACATCACGAATAGCTCAGGGGATGTGTCAATTGGTTCAGGGAATGTACATGGTTCATCTACAAAGTTAATTATTAGTAACAACTCTGTCAACATATATAATAGTAACTTACTGATAGGTGGAACTGAGGTAATTGCGGCTAATAGGGCAGCTACGTTTCCTTCCGTACAACTAGGCTCTATAGTTTTAAGCGAGAGTACTGATAGCAGTGGATTACTTAGGATATCTGATGCTACTACAACTTGGTCAGGGATACAGATAGGAAATAACACTGAAGATTTGTGGTCATTTATGGCTGACGGTGATACCGCTGGTATATACAACGACTCAACTAATGAATGGCACATCCTGTTTGCCGACAATGGGGCTACTCAACTACACCACAATGCGGTTTCTAGGTTGCAAACCACTTCGTCTGGGGTAAACGTGACGGGCATTGTAACTGCAAGTGGAACAATAACGGGCTCTGACGCAATAGCTACTTCTGATAGAAGGCTGAAAGAAAATTTAGTTAAAATAGAAGACCCAATTGGTAAGCTGAATGCTATTAATGGGTATACGTTTAACTGGATTAGTAACCCTGACGAACGGGTTGCTCACACGATAGCTCAAGAGGTTGAAGCTGTATACCCTGAAGCTGTAAAGACTAATGAAGAGGGTACTAAGCACGTATCCTTATCAGCAGAAATAGCCTTACTAATTGAAGTGTGTAAAGCACAGCAAAAAGAAATTGACGAACTGAAAAGGAAAGTTAGTTAATGGCTATATTTACAGTAAATGTGTTTTATGAGTTTGGAGAAGGCGGTGGAATTTCAGCTACCACCACCGACAATCTCAGCGCAATGGCGCGTGGAGATTACCTGCACATGTATGGTGATTTTTCTGGACCCGGAACGAATAACATTTACGCTAGGGGATTTCAGTCGGGTGTTTGGACCAATACAGCCGATGTATTATTAAACTCAGGACAGACTACAATAAAGCGAATCAGCCTATCTGCTGCTGACGGTGCGAATGACATTGTATTGTTTACCCGAACTAACACTACGGGCGATAGCGTAGCTATTACTGTTAGTGTTGCGGATGTTACGCCAGATACCTTTAATTGGAATAACGTATCTAATGTAGAGCCAAATACCGCGATTAATTTAGGGTCCCAACGGCTGTTAGGATTTAACCGCCCCTTGGGTGTTTCCGTAACTAACGGGTATCACTTAATTTACAGGGGCTCTCGTATAATTTATGGCGGCTCTGTAGAAAATAATGACCTCTTAGAAATAAGAACCTCTGAATTTACTGACTATGGGCAATCAAAAACAGTGACGGTTTCTGTTGGCTCGGTACCGAGTAAAAATATAAGTGTTGCTGCGAGAACAGGTCCATTAATAGATCAACTAATTCCTTTAGGTATCACATCGGGCACCATAGCTTTAAAAGCAAGTTTGTTTAATTTCTTTGGTGGGGTAAGCCCGTCAAATGTCAAACTAACTGACTACTACAAAGGGGGTAATTATGTACCCACGATTTCTCAAAATTCAGCAGTGCCCACTTCCGGTCAAATTAAGTTAACTGACTTTTATGGCTCACACACAGCTTATTATTTTATCATTCCTCCTGTGGGTAAATCAGTTGAGGCCAATACAATTAGTGCGGCTCGCACTCTTACTCTAGTTTGGGATAAAGGGTTTAGTGATTGGGAAATAGGTTTTGGGGCAGGGTTGGAAGCAACCGCGCAATACACGTTACAAGTGTCGGTGGATAACAACGGAGCAGGTACGACAAGTCCGACCATAACCGGAGCTAGTGGCACATTCAGCACTGCTAACACTCGAATAACAATATCTCAAACTATGGCGCAAAGTACCGAAAGACTAATTTCAGGCACGTTAACAATCGGGGCTAGAAATGTTATTGATGGTACCACACAGTCTATATCCAGAACGGTAGATTGGTCGCTCATATTTTATGGACCTTAAGAGGATTACTTAAATGGTAACAGCAACTTTTACAGACCCTCAAGGGCAGACGTGGACAAATGCGGTTATTAAGGCTGTTAACTTTTCGTTAGTCAGTAATGTACTCAAAGAAAGAACGCATGGCACGAGTGAGGTTTTTAGTTATACCGATGAACTGGATTCTTATTATGACATCCACACTCAATTTGCTTATTGGGCAAACCAAGCATCTTTAGATGCCAACAACCCCCCTTACATTTTAAGTAGGGAAAGTGCTTCACCTCCTTCGAACTGGTTTTGGTTTAGTAGTGAAGGTGTCGCGCCAATTGATTTAGATGCTATAGAACTAGCGTGTGAATCTTATTTAGTCACCCATATTTTATAAACCACTGAGGATACACCATGGATTTTTTAACAACCCACACGAATTACACGGACCCCCAAGGTCAGCTTTGGGCCGCGCCCGTATTCGGCATTTCGTATGCTACTGAAAACACTAATCAGAATGCGGGGGTAGCCTTAGACTTTGAAGATATGTTAACCCTAACGGAAACCATAAGTAAAAATAGAAATGTTAACGTACGTTTCTTTTACTGGCCGAGCCAAGAAACCAAGGATACCGGGTATGCCCCCTACATTCTTGCGAATGTCTTAACTATGAGCTTCGACTTTAACGCTTCAGGTGTTGAGTACGAAAATCTTACCCTAAAAGAAGCTTGTTTTTATTACTTACAAAACACTATTTTAGCTTAAGTTATAGTCTCCGTGCTGTATTGAAGATAGCCCAAACTTGGGCTATCTTTAAGGTCCTAAAATTTGGATTGACGATGATTAACGGAGCCCCTATGGCACATGTAATAGTTGAAGGCTTACCCCTAGACCCTTTTCGGGTTGGGTTCCCCAACCCCTATAAAAAACCAGTCCGGTCAGATGTCTCTTTTGACCCCGTTAGAGTCCTACTAGCTGGGCTTTTTCTACTTAGCTGCTTCTTGTGGTGGGCGGTATTAGTCGCAGCCATGTCGGTTATTCAACTCCCGATTAGTATTCTTGCTATCTATCTGACCGAATCGGTTTTGTTTATTGGCGCGGATGGTCGACCACGTAAATTATTTTGGAAAAAATATAGATATAATCTGTGGATTACCCAAGACCAGGCCGTCAATGCTATTCACGGCGGCAACATCGATATCCACCTCTCGAGTCGTATGGGCTATAACTCAAACATGAAACAATCCAAAACTTTCTGGTATATGGAACGATTCGTAAATTGGTTCTTCCTGGTTATCTTTAAACAAGACGACCACTGTTGGAGTGCCATTGAATTTGATGAAGTGCATGTTACTGATTTCGGGGGATCTAATGACTGAAAAATATACTACCGTTCGAAGAGCTTTTTTAATACGCCTAGGGCATATCCTTAAAGGTATTTTCGTCCTCATCTACCCAACGTTCATTGCCACTCGGGATAACTTGGCCGAGTTGCCTTTTGGCTACGACCTTATCCATGGGAATAAAGAAGATGGATGGAATGGCAATATCGTAACGCGCCGCTTTTGGGACGGTCAAGGTTGGTGGCCATCCTATTTGGGGGTTGTATGGGATGAACTAAGCTTTATGAAGAAGTGGCGGTTAGGGTACCAGTGGTGTGCTATCCGAAACCCAGCTTGGAACGTTCGCTATCTTCCTTCGGCAAGCACAAGCGTCGACACAATTGATGTTCTTCGATATTTACTTAGCGGCAATTGTGACCGCGTGGATAAAGAAAGCCAGGATAATTTATTTTATGACTTTGAGTTCTTAAATTCTGACGGTGTTCATTATGGTTACTACCGTCACACCCGAATCTATTCACTCCCTGAGGTACGGATAGGCTCTTATATCTTAATCAAAGGGGGCGCTAGGTACCTTCACAGACGTTGGGGTTTGAAAGTATACCCCCAATATTTTGGGGGAAAGGTTCCCCTTTACAAGCAACGTTCTGTCCCTATTTATCAGTTTGAAATTCTCATATTAAAAGGTTAACCAGTTGTGAACGAAGATTTAACCCAGAATACCCCTCTACTCCGGAGGGCTGAAAAACACATTCATTGGAACTTATGGATCCCGATTATCGTCGCGGTACTTGGGTGGCTTATGGTTTCGTTTGGTAACTCCGGGGACCAAGAGAAGCTTTATATCGAGACTAACGTGCTCTTAAGTAAACAGCTTGCGGAACAACGGATTGCCTTTAATGAGCAAATGGAGTCTCAATCCATAAGGTTTGAAAAAATTATTTCTAAATTAACGAAAGATAATATTGAATTAAAACTCCAATTAGTCCAAGTAAGCGCCGAGCTTAATATCAACATGAACAAAACAGAGCTTTATCAAAATGTACTTAACACATTACCTTTCCCCGCTTGGATAAAACGGATGGATGCCGATGGCCAATTCAGGATGGTGATGATTAACGAACAGTTCACCAGCCAGTATGGGATTACCCCAAGTGAGTATGTTGGGCGCACTGATTTTCAGGTGCACCCTAAGGAGTTAGCCACTAAATATTTTGAAGCTGACCGTAAAGTACTCTCATCAGGTAAAGGATTCACCGAGTACGAAGTTAGTATTCAAGGGGGGGAGGAAGTTCAAACGCTAGTTTATAGATTCCTTTTTAACCTCCCGAATAATATAGATGGGGTGGCCGGGGTGGCCGTCACCCAAAAACTACTAAAGAGAAATCCATAATGCAACTACACGACTTTAATACACTAGCCGAAGCACAAGCGCATATAGAGATAAACCCAGAACTGATTCATCGAGATACGATGAATGGGATCCTAGGACTAGGTGGGGTCTATTCAGCAATGAAAAAGATCGCATTTACCGAAGGACATCCCGCGCAAAACGCAATGGATGCCTTTATGGACTCATTAGAATTTAATTTTAAAAATGGTGAGCCAGGCAGTACAGGTGAAGTTCAGAAAACCGCGTTTGATAATTTAATCGCTGCGAATATAACAGTTGACATGGCGGGTACTGTCGTTCAAGTCTCGGCAGTACTGAACGCGCTAAAACCGGTTATATTAGCAAAAGCGAACCCTACAACTACCCCGTTTTTAAATAGAACCCAGCACGATTTTGATTTGGCGAAGGGTACAATTTCACGTACTCAAGTCACAGTTGAACAAGGTTTTTGCACTATCACAACATCAGCAGACGCACCAAGACATAATCCCCAAATATACCGTCGAATTACTTTTACAAACGGTTCTTTTGAGTTCGTTAGAGTGGCAGGTTTTAGAGACGTAGAAGCTGCAAATACTTACCGGGTACAATGCCCGAACTTCCCTGATTTGTGGGTTGATGATGCGTATAATTTGGTGAGCTAGAAATGGCGCATCGTCTATTTAAAGAAGTAAATGCAAACGGATACGTAACCTCCCCAACTTTGGGTAATTTACTAACCGCAAGTACTGTATCAGTTGAGATAGATAATTTTACTTGGCCCGATGCCCAGTCGGGTTATATTTTTTCACAAGCCTCGGGTGTCAGTCAGCAAAGAGAACTAGGTCTTTATTTTTCAGGCAACGGATCTTTGGATTTGTATTTTGGCGGTAGTGATACAACGGTACTTAGCTCGGCATACGTATCTCAAATTAAAGGGTTCCTAACAGATGTAGACGTTAAGTTTGAGATAGATATAACTAACTCTATCGTTCGGCTAACAATCGATAACGGTAATCCTTTAGCGGGCCCGTTTAATAAGGGAACAGCCAGAACAGAGGGTGTTCTTTTTAGATTTCAAGCGAGAGCATCAGACGACAACTCAGGCTCAACAGGAGGGAGTTATACAGCACCAATTGGCACCAAGATGGGCAACTCCAGAGTTTATATTGACGGTGTTTTAACAAGGAATTACGTTTCAGATGGCACTGGATCAACTTGGGAAGAAACCGTTGATTCAGGAGCTAGTGACGGCACTATACACTCGTTCCCAACCGACGGCAGCCAGTGGGAAGCCTATGGAATAGTTGCGACAAACACAGCACCCGTAGCAAATGCAGGTGCTGACCAGACCGATATTGAAGCAGGGGCAACAGTTACACTGGATGGCACATCATCTACCGATGCTGACTCAGATGCGATCACATATCTATGGACAGCACCGAGCGGGATAACTTTATCAAGCACTACATCTTCACAGCCTACGTTTACCGCACCGTCAACTAACGCAGCTCAAAATCTTTCATTTGACTTAGTTGTAAATGATGGCACAGATAACAGTTCATCCGATACTGTTATTATTAGTGTATTAGCAGAAGCGTCACAAGGCACAGTCACGGGTGCTTATTTCTTACGTAATGAATTTAATTCAAACCAGTTAGTAAGAATAGATCCCGAAATAATTCTCGTAGGTAATTATCGAATCGAATACGACTTTGTTATTTATCAAGAAAGTAATGACCAAAAATTAATGGACTCATTAACCTCAGTTGATCGACTAGATGTTAACGTGAAGTCCAACGGTAATTTAGATTCTAGAAATTATCTTGAATTTGAATTAGATGGAGTGCTAATAACTAATTTATCGTCTTATTATGGGACAAGAATAACACTCAATATTCAAAGAACTGCAAATCAAACAGACACATCTAATGTTCGAGTAGGTACACTATTTGGGCGATATAATAACGAATATAACGCAAGTGTAGATTTTTACGGTATGAAAGTGTTTGATTCAAATAACACTTTAATCGCTCATTTAAAACCACCTACTGATGGGACTGGGGTAATATTACCTGATTCAGTCGGAACTTATGATGGTGACCTTGGCGGCTACCCTTCACCTCCTTGAGTTTATTACGAAGAGGCCGGTGCTCCAGGGGTAACCCTTGATTTCACACCTATAGTTTTGCAGAGTAGTACCTCGGTTGAGAGCTTAGCTGTGTCGATGGACCTAGCAGTTACGTCAAACCCAACGCAAATTGTAACGGGCGTCCCAAGTCTAGCGGCCTCTTCGATTCTTACTTTTGATCCCCTTATAACCCAAACCCAAACTGAGGTCGAAACCCTGGGGATGGGGCAGCTAATTAGTTTAGATTCAATCCAGACGCAAATCTCAGTGGATATTTCTAGCTTGAACGCCACCTTGTTGCTCGCATTTAACTCAAGCCCAACCCAAACCCAAACCGATGTCTCCAGCTTGGACGTCTCAATGATCCTTAACCTTGAGGCTAACAGCACCCAAACGGTGACTGAAGTTCCGAGCTTTAACGTCTCGATGCTTCTCCACCTTGTATCTAGCCCGACACAAACTATAACGGCGGTTCCTAATGCGGACATAACTCAGGTGCTAGGCCTGAGCTCAATCCAAACTCAGACGATAACAGATGTCCCGCTTTTAGATTTTTCCCAAGTAACCCTACTGCAATCGGTGAGCACTGAAACAGTTTACCAAGTGCAAAGCCTAGCTCTTACCTCCCTCGCTAGTTTAGTGGGGGTACTAACCGAAAGCATTACTACGGTTGAGTCTTTGGATGCCACGGGCATAGTTTCCCTAACATCGGTTCAAACACAACAGCGAACCCAAGTAGAACCGATTCAAGTGGGCTATCAGCAAGCCTTGGAGGCGGTTCAGTCTCAGATTATTACCCAAGCTCAAACCTTGGACCTTATTAATGCTATCGCTTTTACCGCAAGCCCCACACAAACGATTGTCCAGAGTATCAGTTTAAGTTTGACTGCGGAGCTAAACCCTCTAGTCATTGCGGCGCAGGTTGTGACCTCGTTTGCTATGGTTAACGTCGCTCAAATACTGGCGCTTAACTCAGTGGCCACTCAGCAAATAACGCACGTAGAGGAGCTAAACTTAGCTTCTTTGGGGGGTTTGGTTGCCCAAATTCTTGAGATTGACACTACGGTTGTTGAGGCGGGTATTACCCAAACATTATCCTTATTTGCAGTGCAGACTCAGCAGGATGTTACCGTACCTATAGTGCAAACATCAGGGCTTCAAAGCTTAGCGGTGGCAACGGTTGAGGTGAATACCAAGACCGATTTGTTAACGCTATTAGACAATCTTAGCCTTATTGCAGTTGTTACCCAGCATGACACAACTGTAACTGGGTTGACACTCGGCCAAACTTTATCAACTATGTCGGCTGAAACACAAACGGTTACTGAAGTTGAGCAAGTAGACCTTAACCTATTATTAAACTTTTTTAGTGGAAGCACTGAACAAGTAACGGAGGTTTCGGATTTAAACTTAGTACTCCAAGGGGGGTTAGATATTCCCCAGGTTGAGATAACTACAGATGTTATTTCAACGATGTTGACTACCTTGCTCACCTTTAATAGTGTGCAAACGCAGCAATTAACCGAGGTGGAGATTCTGAATGTTATCTCTACTAATTTAGGGATAGATATTGGGAATATTATACCCCTGTCCCGAGCGACGATTTTTAATCTAACTCCAACAACTGAAACTTTCTTATTGACGATGAGGTTAACCGAATGAACTATAGCTCTTTCCAATACAAACAGGCTCCTAAAGCCGTCCTTGAAGCGTGTGATGAAATCGGGATTGTAAAGAACCCGCTTACCACAGATACCAACGCGGAGTTTACTGCTAAGGTTATCTGCACTACATCTATGTCTGCGGCTGATGTAGCAACGACCCTTGAGGCTGACCGTCGTGCTCGCTTTTCTGTGAATGGTAAAAGTGGTATTGACCCAAGCGGTGCCGCGGTTGCCGCCACGGATGACATCTGTTTATTCTTTAGAAACACAACCGCAAGTCGCGTTGAGTTTGTCCAAGATATTACGGATAAAGACATTGCCAATGATGATGGGGATTTGTTAAATATCCCAGCGTCGATTCATTATGGAAATGACCCAACGCCAATTTAAGGTTCCCCATGAAACTAACTTTGCCTGTCTACCCGGGTTCTTTGGGGGTAACCTCTTTTTTGGTGGGGTCCTTTACCGAGGGTAACCCGGCTACAACCAAAGTGGTCCCTTTAGCCGTGCGCGGGTTTAACCGTGTTGTGGCTGAGTTAGGGGTTTTAGTTTTAGATTCTTCAATTTCCCCCCAAGATATCTGGTTAGATTATGCGACCCAAGAAGTGCATATTCGTTTGGGTGCTTTAGGTCTAACTGTTGGGGACCGGGGGCTCTTAACCATTCGAATGTACCAGTATGGAGAGGCAACCCCTTTTATTCTCTGTGGCCCTTTTGAGTTTATGCAACTTACGTTAGTAACCCTTTAAAAATTTAGCTTGATGATGTTTAGGAGAGACCTGGAATGCCCACTTTTGTAAAACTATTTATCGACAACGTACTTGAGAAAGAAAAAGGGTATGTTGACCACGAGGATGACTCCGGGGGAGCCACAAACCACGGCATAATCGAAAGGGTTGCCCGAGAACATGGGTACACTGGGATGATGGAGGCTTTAAGTATTGAACAGGCCCGAGAAATTTATTACACCATCTATTTTAAGAAGCCGAAGCTGGATTTTCTTGCCGAGATATCGCAACCGATAGCAGAAGAAGTCTTTGATGCCGGCGTTAATATTGGGACCGCCAGAGCAATAATGTTCCTGCAACAGGCCCTGTCTGTGTTCAATAAAAGGGAGACTTTTTATAAGGACCTAGTTATTGACGGAAATCTAGGGCCTATGAGCTTAACCTCGTTAAGAATATTCCTTAGAGAACGTTCGGTGCATGGCGAGGAGGTTTTGCTAAAAGCCCTAAATTGTTACCAAGGCGAGTACTATCTAAGTCTCGCGCAGAAGTATGAGAAGAACGAGAGCTTCGTTTTCGGGTGGATCAGAACTCGAGTAGCGCTTACTTAACTATAGAGGAAATTGATGATGAGCGATTGGAAAAAAGTATTAGCCGCAACTGCCCCAGACCTTGCTCGGTTTATCGGCGGCCCTCTAGGGGGGGTTGCAACCCAGTTTCTAGTAGATCAATTTTTACCTGAAGAAGCCGCTGCCGCCGTGCGGGATTCAACCAATCCCTTAACTTCGGAGAAAGCCTTATCTGGGGCCTTGGCCACTGCCAGCCCAGAAACCTTAGTGAAGTTAAAAGAGGTGGCGGCTGATTTTAAGGTTAAAATGAAGGACCTTGAGATTAAAGAGAGCGCACTCTATATCGAGGATACTAAGGATGCCCGCACCCTCGCTAAACAAACTTCAATGGCTCCGCAGTTGTCGATAACCGCATTATTTATTTTAGGGTACTTTGGGATTGTCTCTGGGGTTATTTTTACCGAGCTTACTTTAAGCAATGAAGTTATTTTATTACTGGGCGTTATGACCTCCGCCATCCCACAAATACTAAGTTTTTGGTTTGGTACTAGTAAGGGCTCCCAAGATAAAAATAATTTCCAAGGAGTTCAAAATGAATTGGCTCAATATAAAGGCACAAAAATTAAAGAATTGGGGTAGTTTAGGGCGGTTTTTAAGGAACCCTATGTTCCTAGATACACGCCAAAATCCGCTTGGTTGAGCTATCCATCGCCTGACTTGAAATCAGACGAAGAGTCAAATCTTCCAGAGGTTCGAATCCTCTACTCTCCGCCATTTTAGAAGGCCTGTAGCGATACAGGCCTTTTTCGTTTCTGAAGGCTTAGGAACATTTTAGGAACATTCTCAAGGAACATTTATTTAGGTAGGGGCGCCAAATCCCCAAAAGTGGCGGGAACCTGCTGTAATTTTCGGTCGTAATCCATCGTTTGACGAACATTTGTGTGTCCAGCAATCAATTTTTTCTCTTCTAAGCTGCCTTCTTGGTCAGAAATACTTTTTGCTTTTAAATCGTGAAAGTGTATATCCATTTGTGATACTGAATCAAAGTTACATTCATTTACTGAATGTTCTTTAGCTTGCTCAAATTGACGTTGAATTCCTCGCACTTGGTAATTTGATCCATTTACTTTATGAATAAGAAAAATAGACACTCTATTCTCCTTAATGGGGAGTTTTAGAGCTTGGTTTACGGCTTGCTGCAATCGAGGGCTCCATTGTTTTAGCTGAGCCTTACCTGTTTTGGATTGGACTATCGTGATGCCCTCAGGAGAAAGCTGAGAACGTTTAAGGTTAATTACATCCGTAATACGAGCCATACATAAATACGACAGCTCCATTGCAACCTGAAGCTGGGGCATCGCATGTTTATATATCGTGGCATACTCATGGTGGGTTACATATCGAGTTCGCTTCCGCTCCTTTAACTTCTTGATACCTTGGCTTGGGGTACCGGTGAGGTAACCTTGCTCCCTAGCATACCTTAGCACTGTCCCTATAAAAGAAACGTGCCTATTCCCTTGTACAACAGAATCTCGTTTCTTAACCAAGAGGTTTCTCCACTGAACTATGTGGTGCGTTTGAATTGCGTCTGGGCTCATCTTACCAAAGGCAAGCACGACTTCAGACTTGTAGTAGCCATAATCTAATTGAGTTCGAGAGGAGAGGGCTTTGAACTCCTCGGTAGCACAGAATTCTTCAACGAGGGAACGAACATTGAATGAACCCTCAAGCTCACTCAATATTCTGTCATAGGCTAGGAGAACGTCCCTACGAGAACCATCAGCAGGACATAGTTTATAACGTTTGCCGTTACGAATTGGGCGGTATACAAAGTAGTTTCCGTTAATTGATACTTTCGGTGGCCACCAATCGACCGTTTTGTTAATTGTCATCGTCTCTTCCGTTAATTATAAATGTCCGAACGAGGGGTGACTCTCCTCCGTTCTTCTGGGCGCTGCGTTGGTGGCGGCGTTATTTTTATTTAAGCTCAGCCACGTCACTTTCAGCTTATTGTTTTTGGTTTCAAAGTACGGGATTCGGTTATTATCTAGTACTCGCTTTTGAACCTTTGGGTACTTAGCCCCGGTTAATTCAATCAGTTCATTCTCGGTTAAAAACTTGCATTCGTTTGTATTTTCCATCGTCAATTCCTAATTGTTAGGGGCATAAGCCCCCTTAAACTATACTGCTATTACAGACTCTGCGTCCAACTCTTTATGGCTGGCTTGAATCACTTGGCCGATTTGCGGGGTGATTCGGGTGATACAATCCCAAGTGTGCCTGGCTCGGTCATCGTCCATGGCCGAGTCTATCTCATCGAGGAGCATCAAAGGCAGCACCTTATGCGTCAAGATTCTTCCTAGGGCAATCCTGAGCGTTAGGTTTGCCAAGTCCTTACCCGACCCGCTGAGCGTTCTTAACGGTTGGCCGTCGACGTTAACCTCAAAGTCAGATCCAATCTCAACGGCTTGGAACTCCCCTGCAGTCATCTCGGACATTAAGTGTGAAGCCACAATATTCAAGCTCGGTACCAAATGGCTTTGCACTCGAGCTTTAACTTCTTTAATCGCAGCTCTAGCCTTATTGTACTGGTCAGCTTGGTCTCGCTTAACTTCAAGCTCTGCTTGTTTTTCATCGTACTTGACCTTGGCTTGTTCAAACGCCGCTAACTGCTCAGCGTAGCTCTTTGACGTCCAAATTTGATTCTGAACAGCAGTAATCGCCTTGTGAAGATTATGGCTGCTATTGTCATAGTCCGCCAAAATCTTATTAATTATCCCTTGGGCTTCATCATACTCGGTTTTTGCTTTCTCAAACGCAGCCATGTTTACTTTATAACTATTCAAGTTAGTGTTGTATGCCAACAACTGAGCGTTATATTGCTTTTTAGTCTTATCGACACTGGCCCGCCAGTTTGAAAGCTGGTCAAGGTACAAGCTTTTCATTTGAGATTCCCGCTGCAGGAAGGCTTTCAAATTAGACTCATACAGGCTCACTTCATTCTGGTGATTGCGAATGAGGTTAATCGTGTCACGCACCACGGCAATGTTGCATTCTTTATATTCAGCTTCAGTCTTTTCAAAATCGGCCGCAATCTTAACTTGAGCATCTGCGCTGTCCCACTCAGCCACGGTCATTTTGGGCGTAGCTTCACGGAAAGCTTTTTCTTTCTTTAAGCTCTCAATCTCAGCGTTAAGGTAAAAGTGGTGCCCACACTTCGGGCAATCTACTTCACTAGCATCCTGTAGCTCTTTGATTCTAGTCCAGTGGGTGAACTCGTCCCAGTGACGAGCCAGCTTATCCCGGTCGTCTTTGTACGAGGCTAATATTTTAGGCACCGTAGTATCAATCTTAGCCTCTAGTTCGAGGTATCGATTCTCTAAAGGCAGTAGAGCGGATAACTTACCCTGCATGGCAACATCTAAGCCACTAAGCTGCTGACTTGTCGAAGGTAAGCCGTTCGGGGCCTTAGGAGCGACAGGGCGAGCATCTGCCACTTTCATCTCAGTCGGCTCGTCGGGATACCCGGGCTCTATTGGGGCTGAAGGTTGGCTTGGCTCTGAGGGGTTTTTCTTACCCGCATAATCAGAATACGCATCTAGCAAGCCTTGCAATGCGGTTAAGCGGCCTTCGCACTTAGTTGGATCAAAGTCTAGCTTAGCTGGGCCATTAGGAACAACTAGTACGCTCTGGATGGCGTCTATTTCAGTTCTCAAGTTCTTGGCTTTTTGAGCCACTCGATTCGATAAGCTGTCCATCTGAGTAAGACCTGCAACGGAATCAATCATCTGCTTTCTTTCAGTTGGACGCATATCCGCAAGCGCTTGGATATCCCCTTGGGCACACCAGTGAGCAATACGAAATACATTGAAGTCGTAACCTAAGTTTCGAGTCACCCAATTATTTACTGGGCTGTTTCCTGAAGCAATCTGCTCACCTTTCAACGACACCGTGGCCCCGCTTTTAGTGCGGTCGATTTCGTAAGTGGTTTCTTTAATCCCCACCGTTAAATGGACCTTCATCTTTTTATAGTCCGAAGCCACACCGCGAAGGGCTTTATTCCCAAACAAGGAGAAGGCAATCATCTCAAAATTTAAGCTCTTACCTTGGCCGTTTTTACCTGTGATAAGCGTAGAGCCCCCCGTAAGGTTAAGGTCTTGGGCCATTTCACGCCCATTTGAAAACGTTAATTTATATTTTAATTTGCTAATCATTCTGCGTCCCCTTCTTCAGATGTTAGGAATTCATCCCATAGCTCTTTGGTAGTCACTTCAGTACAGCCATATTCTTTAAAAGTGTTGTTAAAGATAGAGCCTAAATCAAATGTAGCTAAGTCGACGTCAATATTTGGGGCTTCAATATCTTGGACTCGTTTTACTGCCAAGCTTAAGCAATTAATTTCCGACAGCGGGGCTTCATCCTTCGTAAGCAATAGTCTCAAATTTTTATCTTTGAAAGCGTCTATATCCTTACTCAGAGCGCTCTTAACGCTAGGTAGGGACTCAGTGATATATAAGTTGCCTTCAGGGTCCTCAGCGTGATTGTACGGTTGCATCGAGCCAACTACCCATAAAGGCACACCTTCGGTTGTCTTAGTCACCTGAGGGGTGTGATAGTGGCCTGTGACCACGCCCACGGCCTGAGCCAGAAGCTTGCTAGGTACCAGGTTCTCAGTTGAGGAACTATCTTCACCAAAGCTGTTAATATCCCAGTGGCCAAAGGCCCAGAAATCCGTAACACTGGAATCTACTTCGCCAGCAATCGCTTCAGCATTTTTAAACGGATGCCACGGGTAGAACACCAGAGTCACATCTTCAAAAGACATGACCCGGGCAGCATCATCAACAACGGTGATGTTCTTACAAACCGAGACTAGTACCGTGAACACATCAAAACTGGACTTTAAGTCTTTTTGACGGGAAGCATCATGGTTGCCTTGAAGAATAATAAACTGTGTTTTCTTGTGTCGATTAGCGGCGGCAATGTATGTTTTTGCTGCGAACAAGATATCCTCTTCTGGTACCCGAAACGCATTGAACAAATCCCCGACGCAGACGTGCACCTTTATCTCAGCACTGAGGTTAAGATTACTCTTGAAGTCTTTACGCACCGTCGTCTCTCTTTCACCTAAGCGGTTAAGAGGTACGCCCGTCTTGAATTTCTTTGCTAAGTGGGGGTCGCCTAAGACCTGAATAAAATCAGGTAGGTTAATTTGGTTTTTCATGTCGTCAATTCCTGAGTGATGGTTTTATGTAAAATCGTTTTTTACGCGGTAGGGTTTAAGCTCTTGATGGTTCATCGAGCGTTTCTTTTTATCTTGTTCTAAGATTTTCCTAAAGGGAACCATATACCATTCATCGATTTCCATTAGGTGAATACAAACTAAATACATGCCACCATTTATGGTGGTCTTAGTAGCCGCTTTCCACTGCGAAGCCTGAAGGGTAGAGAAAGCAAAATTGGTTCTGTTTTTTACACTTTTAATTTCAGCATAAAAGGTTATCTTGGAAAAAGTGACTAGAAAGTCTGAAGGTTTTTCTTGTACCGCGAGGCGGTCTTTTTGGGGATTTCCTCCGGCTCGAACCTTTACCCCACGTAAACTCTTTTTGAAGTTAACATCGGCATAGTCTTCGAAACGGTAAACCATGGCTTGCTTTGCTTTGAAGGCATCTTCAAAAATTTTCTCTGAAGGCTTACCTGTATTTCGTAGTGTCATCGTCAATTCCATATTGTAGGTCGTATTTTGTACCTGCTAAAGTTTACCGTTTTTTCCCAGAATTTCCAGTATTTACAATAATTCTTTTCTGGACCCCTCCACGCCTACTGAGTCTCTTAGCAGCCATATACTCTGGGTGTCTTAAAACCAAAGTCTCTTGCGCTTTTGAAGACTCCGTTGCAGAGACAATACCGTCAGGGCGTCCCCACAAATTCCAACGTTTGGTATTCGCTTTCATGTTGCTTAAATACTTAATGCTATTCACATGATACCCAATGGCGCGATATAGCTCTTTTGAACTCATCGCCTTAGGGGATATGATTCCCCGGATTTGTTGGTATATGTTTTTACTTAAGGGCTTTCTAAGAGAAAGCTTGTAATGGTTGGTCCTACAAGTAAAGACGACAAAAAACCAAGCGGATCTTTCATCGTCAAACTCAAGTCTTTTGGAATTAAATTTTTGATTTACACCCGCAAGAGCCACAATATCCAGCCCCTTGTTATCTTTTTTGAACATCGACTTAACCCCAGCAATTAAAGTAATTATTACTCTAAAGAATACTATCATATCGTTAAGGGCTTGACACGGTTAATCAAGCTGATATTTGTAAATCTGTCTTAAATCTTTCGTTTAGTTTTTCGACAAAGGCTAGTTTCAACTCCTCGGGCAACGCTTGGATATACTGATATAGGAACGACCTTTCAGTAGACCCGCTTAGCTGAGCGTAGTAATAGGACTCCACTACTTGCGGCAGCTCCTCAACGTCCTTAAAGAAAACACTCTTCGAAGTCTTCAAGGCTCTCAAACAGTCCTCAGTCAAGAGCCGAACACGCCACTCGTTCAAGGTGTACCAAGTTTCGCCCTCAGTTCTATGTCTTGTTAACTTCAACCCAAGAGAACTAAGCACACGTGAAACAAAGCTAAGCTTATCTTTTTCTTCCTTGGTTGAAGGAAGAGCCATGCCATGCAGTATTTTTAATTCATGCTCACACATCCCAAGGTACTTATAAGCTTTCAACCGGTCTTTGTTCGTTAAGCTTCGGCCATCATAAGTAGGCACCCCGTTTAAGAACTTCAACCCAAACAATTCTAAAAATCCGGTTAGTACATCATAAAGCTCATGGAACGCGGTCTTCTCAATATCGGCCCGTTTATCGTTAACTCGGTTTATAATATCCAAGTAAACTAAATGCTTCCTATCTGCGGACAGCATCAGGAACTTTCTACGCGCCCCTATGGCTTGATTAGACAGGATGATTACCGAATTTAATTGTTCACAATCTTCTTCAAACCCAAAGAAATTAGCTTGTCTTTTTTTAAACAGCTCACGTTTTTCATCTGGGCTGTGGACTTGCTCTTTTTCCAACTCTCCGTGGCGCTCATCATCAATCAAGGGGGTTTCTATTAAGCGGTCTTTCTCTATTTCCTTAATTGTTTCGTTGAGCAACTTCATATCTTTGTTGAATTCAGCCCCAGCACCTTCGTCAATCAAGTAATTATTCGATAACTCGTAACCTTCAGCTTTCAATTGAGCGATGATATTTGTTAAGAACTCATTCTTCTGGATATTCTCCATGGACGTGAGGTGTGTGTACCAATTACCCCAACCATAATCGTTGTAGCTAAAAGCCTGAGTAGCAATATCGAATTCAATAACTTCGGTTATGCGTACCTTTGCGTCGAGTATTTTCTTCTTGCCGTTCACCTCGTCCATAAAGATTTCAGTTAGGTCGGTCGGGCGTTTTCCGGAATGATCTAAAACAACCATGTGGAAATCCTGGCAACCTCGAACTCGAGCCATATGCTGAGAACAATCCGTAGGCAAGTTGTTAGCTCTTTTCGTAAAATAACCAAACGTATGCTTAAACAGAGGTTTACCCTCAACCATATTAATTGAGTGCCCCGTCCCCATCGAGGGTGAGGACAAGAATATATCACTCGGCCTGAGCTGGTTGTTCAAGTCCTTGATAAATTCTTGGGTCTCTTCCAACTGCGAGTTGTTACTTGTGATCGTAATTACTCGGCGACCGGAAACTTCAGTAATGAAATGCTCGGGCTCTATAAGCGGGTCTCCCCCTAAACAATTAATCAGCAAGCTGGCCTTTTTAATTACGTCCGCTTTTGAATTCGACGCATAGAAAACGCCTTCTTGGTCTTTAATAGAAACATTCACCAATTCATTCATGAACGAATTTTGGTCCGGCTTACCACCCTCAAACTGATAGCTTTTTATATTTCTCCCTTGCTCTTTTGCGGGGCGATATAAATTTTCGATAACGTTAATCGGGGTCTTTTCAGACAGGATGCCAAAATCTTTATTAGTAATCAGCTTCACATACTCTTCGTTTAAATCGGCATCCATACAAATAATGTACTTAGCCCGGCTTAGAATCTCTCTAAGCACTTTTAAACATGCCGCTGGTCTATCAACCGTGTTGGCTTTTAAAGCCCGTAGCATCTGCGTCACTTCATCAAACACAACCACATCGTAGTTGTTCCCCTGTAGCTTATAGATTGAGTTAAGGCAAATGCCTAACTTGGGGGCAATTCTTAAGCTACGTCCTTCTTTAAAGCTCACATCGTTGTAATCTTCACAGCCGAACACTTTAGACAACGAGCCCACCAATGAAACCAAGTGAGCACAAGCAAGTACTCGGGTCCCCTTTGGCAAGTGCTTAACTACGTTAGCTACCCCGAAGGTTTTTCCTGTGCCTTTATCCGATTTTATGTACGTCACACCTGGACGCAAATCCACGTTAGAAAGATACTGCTGGTCTACAATAATAGGTACTTGCGCAAGGTGGCCAATCGTTGTGTTCTCAGCGTGTTTCTTGGCAGTGTAAACCGCAATCGCTTTACGTAGTTCAAAAGTTCGACCCCCTTCAATAAAGGAATGAATAATCGGGTGGAAGTCATTCCCTTTGCTTCGGTTTGCATAGAACTTCGCTTTTGAATAACCTTTGTCGGGTCTCAAGGGATCGGCCAATGAAGCTTGGTCAAACTGGTCTGCATTAATAAATGCCTCAAATACCGTGACTTCTCTGCCGTCTTCAAACTCCAACATATCGTCAGGGTGAATAATTAATTGCTCCCGATTGATAGCAATTTCTTCAGCCTGAGCCCAAGATAATTTCTTACCCGTTAAGTGCGCTTGGTTAACTAACCTAGACGTTGTTTTGTGTCTTAGGTCTACAACCTTTTCCTGAATTGCGTTTGTGTTCTTGGCTTGAGCGACTATCTGTCGGACTTGCTTTTGTTCTGGGGGGGTTAAACTTTTTACTTTCTGGGTATTTAAAACGGTATGCTGTTTTAAAGTATATTCGGCCTTCGGAAGGTCTTGATAGAAGTCTTCCTTCTCCTCGATATAAGCCCCAGCCTCAAAACACAATCTTTCGTTCTGATATACCGAGGTATCTAACGGTACGCGTGCTAATTTTGAACCACTGCTAGAAATCTTAATATAACCTAAACCAGCAAGCCAGCAGCGACCCTCTAAGGCTTCCGCCATTCTTGAAACATCGCTGCCTTTGTTGACCTCCATGTAAATATGGAACCCATTTGCGGGCACAATACATTCGTTATCTTCTTTGTTATACAAGCCTCGGCTCGTTGAATATGTCCTTACATAACTGGTTTTATTCAGTTCTAGCTCTGGACAGGCCTTACCCAAGTAGCTTAAAAATTCTTCAGGGCACTCAATTTTGTGCGGCTCGTCTGGGTCAGGGTCGTAATCAAAAATAATAAACGAACTGGCGCTTGAAATCATCGACTTTGAACTTCGGGTACCATAAAGGCCCGTCTCGTCTCGATGAATAGGGTAGTCATATTTTCTAGCTTCAAACTCCGTCACCGATAATATTTGAATCTCTTCATCCAAACCAATCTCAAAACTACCAAGGGCAAAACACTCATTGATTGTTAGGGAGGTGATGAAGTCGGGGAGGTTTTCTAAGGTGGTTAAAACCGTTCGAGCCACCCCGGAGTACATCTTCGGGGCGTCGGATTTTATCTTTCCGTGCTCTTTAAATAACGTTTTCGTAAGTACGCCTTTTGTATTTTTAAATACAGTCAACGCAATGGTGTTGCTCTTCGGTTGCTTGCTCATCGTCATACCCAAATTGTAGGGGGCGCTCTCACACCCCAAGTAACACTATAAACCCGTTAAATCTGCCTCAGTGTAATCGATACTCTTGAGGACTTTACCCACGGGATGCGACTTGCCATTTATATCCGTGGAGGCTTCTTTAACCTTAACCCTAAACTGCTTCTGGGCCCCAAAGTCTACCGCTTCAGAGCCAACGTTAACCCCTAAGTCTTGGTAGAACTTTAGGGAGGCGTTAATATTCTCAGCAGTACAGATTTTTGAAAGATTGCTCGCGTGTACAATATCCCAAGCTTGCAGAAAATCAAACCCCAAGGCATCTGCAGCTCTTAAATTGGACTCTAAAATTTGGTCAAAAAAAGCATTGTTTTGAGCGCTTTTTGCTTGGCTTGGAACCATCTCTACGATGTGACCCATAAGCACATAAACAGTATCAACAATGCCGTCTATTTTAAGCACTCGGCTCTCGGCTAAAGCAAGCTCAATGAACTCTTCGCAATACAGTTCCAAGTGTAACCCCTTGGTATCCCAGTGTGTCCCGGTTTGAACTGGCAACCCGAATAACCGTCTGAACTCACAAATGTCTTTATACAGCGTTATAAATATTTCTTCGGTTAACTTCATCTTAGTTGTCATCGTCAATTCCTTAAAGTGGTGAGCCGTTATTCAAGGCCTCAATATTATCTTCTCGGGCCCTGCTAGGACCCGAGTGTTCTCCTGTAGCTTGCTCCCAAGCTAAGCGGGCCTCTTCAGCCTCTATCCTTTGATTCTCGGCTTCAATTTTGTAGTCTCTTACAGCTTTAACAATGCCGAGGATAAACACCGGCACAGAAAGCCAAACTACAATAAGGTAAAGGGTATCCATCAGGTGGCCTCGCTAAGTATCTTCAACACCATTCTACGGGTTAAATCTACGTCAGCTTTAGCCCTGTGCAGTTTCCCCTCAGGGTGAACCCCCTCAAGGGCAGCCGCCTCAATAAGCTTGAACCATTTGTTTTGTTTTCTCATGAAATCAAAAATCTTGGCTCGCTTACTATATTCCGTCATGGCGCAAAAATAATCATCATACCCAAACTTTGGGTCTACAACATCGCCAAGGGCGTTTGAACTTTGGATCATTAAGTTAATGTCGAACTTTGCATTGTAAGCAACCGCAACATTGCCGTTCGAAATGTGTTGAATCTGCTCAGCTACATCTCTCCAGCTTGGGGCGTCCTTAACCTCAGCCTCACTAATCCCGTGGACGTTGAAAGCGCCTTCAGTAATCGGCCCCATCGGTTTTACTAGCGTGTCGACTAGCACGGTTCCGTCTCTATCCATCACGCAGATTTCACATATTTCTGCGGATGGACCTAGTCCGGTGGTTTCTGTATCAAATACATGAAACGGTCTATTAATTAAATAATCGAATGGTTGTGGCATTCTAAGTACCCTCGCTGTCTTCATTGTTCTTCCCCAATAGTTCGTGGTGAGGTTCTACCTCAGAAAGCGCCAATTCCAACAATTTGTTCTTTAAGATTATAGCTTGAATTTGTTCAATTAATATTCTTTTATCACATAAACTGCCACAGCACTCTTCCACTTCGGGGGCCATTTGCTTTAAAATAAAGGGAAACTGTTCTTTAGACACCTTCAATCTCCTCTCTACCTGCCATCAGGTAATCCACAACCTTCAATCTATCTTCCTTGCTTAATAACGTACCTACTGTTGAATCCTCTAACACACCTTCAAGCCTAGGGGCTTCATCTAGCTCTATCTGTCCATACGGAGCTTTAACAGGGTGATACGGCTCTAGGGTTGCCCCCATCGATATCGTCCCGTCCAGCTTCAACCAGTTAACTAAATCAGGATGGTCACACATAACATCTAAAATAATCTGACTGAACTCGATAGCTTGGCTGTGATGCACACTGAAAACTAATTCATCGTGAATCGGCATGATAAAGAATGCGTCCCACTTTGAATTCACCGCATTGATTATCGCATCCAGTTTCAAAATACTTCGCTTGGTTAAGGTAGCGCAGCCACCTTGAATCTTAGCGTTTACCGCTTGGTTACCTGAGCGGCGTTGTATCTTCTTCGCTGCCAAGTGGCCAAAATTAGAAATATCTGAATCGCCATACGCATCCCACTTTGAAGTGAAAGCAAAATACCAATCCATCGTACCTTCATAACGAACTCGAGTATGGCCATCAAAGATACGCACCGCCCCGTTATTGTTAATCTCTTGAATGGTTTCAAGTCTCCAGTTCTCCGCCACTTTAAAGGTGCTTCGATAGTTATCCGTACCAGCCCAAACCTCATCCATAGTCCAGTTCAATTTATCTTGAATAGTCATCAACGAGCCCGAGTACCAGTACCCAAAGTTGCTTGGTTTTCCGGCACTACCACGCCAGAACTTCATTACTTCGTAAGGCTTCAGCTCTTTGTTCTTAACTGGATCAATAAATATTTTGTGGTAATTCGCTTTAGCGTGGGTAATAACATCCTCATTCCCATTGTTAATATCCAGCAGCACTTGCTCAGTGAAGTTTGGATAGTTAACTTTAAGCGCTGAAACTGCCGCGCCTCTATGCAAGTCTTGATACGGCTTTTGTCCATAAGCTTCAAAGAATTTAGGGTCATGAGAGGCTTCGCCAATTAGCACCAATTCAACCTGAGACCAATCCACCGCAATTAACAAATGCTCTTCGTTGTGAGGTAAAAAGAAACCCCGAACATACGTTGATTCGCCGCTCTTCCCCAACTGCATTGTGTTGGGGTTCTGCGCTGCCATTCTTCGAGTGTTTAGCTTTGAACTCACAATCGGATACATGCGTTTAGTTTCTGGGTCGGTCAATAATCGATATGAGTTGACGAATAACTTAATACGCTGGTCAATCCCCGCGATATTATTTAAGCAATCAAGTACTCGACAAACTAATTCATTGTTGTAGCTTGCTGAAACGTGTTCAGCTAAGCTCTGTCTAACAAGAGTCTCCATACCTTGATACTCGTTGTATCTCTTCCAGTACTTCAACCAAAGTTCAGGCTCCTCGGATAGTCTAAGAGCCGTCTCTTTCATTTTTCCCCGCGCCTCGACATCCGTTTTTATTTCGCCTTTGATGTGTACAAAGGGGAGGAGGCATAGATCATGCAGTAGCACTCGAATCCCCATGTAGTAAGACGGGTTAAAAACCAAATCAAGGTCGGCTTTCTTGCGAATAACTTCCTCATCAACGAGCCAGTTATTAATTACTGAACCTGAGGTTAGGCTGGCCAAGCGAAGAGCAATGTCGTCTCTGGCCAACGCTGCGTCATCAAAATATTCAGTCCCGTATTCTTCTAGGAGCTCGTTGTAGCCTTCAAGCATGTTGGTAATCTTTTTACGGTGAGTAATATAGGCATCGCCTTCCTTACCCAAATACCACTTTGCTTGTTTCGGATCCTGAATCATTTTAACAGACGGCCCAGAACCAAATCTAAAGCTCTTTAAGGCATCACATAGGTCACGAATGGCACAAGTGTAATTAAATCGCTCAGCTTCGTTTCTAACCTCAATCGCGGGCAAGTTTACACGCCAACCTCGTTTCCAACTGTCAGCAAAAATATAAGCCATCGGATTTTCTTGAGTGAAGAAGGTATTAATAACCTGGGGGTTATTTTTCTGCATGAAGTCCAGCAGCCAATCAAACAAACGAACACACCAATAAGCATCATCCGCACCATAGTGAAGAATTTCTTCCCCGGTAACCAAACCCATATGAGCTCGACCTAGGAGTGAGTCCTTGAACTCGGTTTGCTTGTAGTTAAATATTCCGCTGGTGATTTTCTTAAGCGCATACCCATAAGACAGGTTATAAACATAACCGTTGTAACTGTGCTCAGCTCTTGAAGTAATGCTCACAACTTGGTTAAGAACTTCAAATTGTTGGCTCGTCAGTTTCTGGCCGCTGACATAACCACTGAATTGTTTCTTAATCCTAGGGAGTAGCGTAACCATGCCACCAAGGTCTGAAGCTTTGAACTTCTCAATGTCGTAGGTATCGGCATTGTAAGCAGAAACACACATCTGCAGGGTGTCGATATAGTTCTTTCCAAGGTCAACCCCAAAGTACTTATCGCACATCGTGTTTTCAAAAGGGTAGTTGTGTATCACCAAAGTGCCCGCATCTCTAAGACGCTTAACTGACTCAGTGACTTTAGCCAAACCGATTTGGTTTTCAACGTCAGCATGCTTGTGATTTACGTAATAAACCACGCCTTCGCCTTTCACGTAGAACGAGAACCCTGTCACGGTAGTTCGGTTAACGTCAAAGACTAATTTTTTAGCACTTTTGTACTTCTCTGATTTAGGATCAATATTCATGAACTTGTTCAAGCCCTCATGACGGTCAGCGTCATGCGTCTCGATATCGAACCCAATCAGAGGGTTTTTTGTCGATTCAATTCTGGCTAAAGCAATCTCTAGCACTTCTATATTGCGAGCATCGATTAACTGTTCAACGATACCCGTGAACTCGTTTAGTTGGCTTATCATCGTCAATCCTTAAAGGAAATAAAGCCCCATGAGCGCGGGGCTTTATAAGGGTCATGGGGTTACATGACCATTGGGTTTTCTAGCTGTATCGCGTTGAGTATTTCTTGCGCTACTTGGGGGTTGAAATTAGGGACTGTCATGCCTTTGCTTAACTGCTCACTACTAATAGGGATGAAGTCAATCACTTGCCAGTAAGTCAGTAAGTCTTCTCGCTGAGAAAATAGGTTCTTAGCCTTAGCTGGGGTTAAGCCTAACTTTTCTTTAGCCTCGGTCTCCGTCAATTCTAGGTTACCTAGGATAAAGTCTTCAAAGTTGCACTTTTGAGCATCGCTGAGCTTTTCAAACGTCCCGTGGCCAAACCCTTTCAAGCCTAGAATATTATCCGCTTTATCTCCTACAAGGGTTTTATATAAGCGAATATCGTCCTGCTTGAAGCCTTCTAACTTAGGTGCCATATACCCGAGTTCGATAGTGTCATCAATTAATAACTGGCGAAAATCTTGGTCGTTAGATTCAATTCTGATTGTCGTTTCTGGACTCTTTGAACGACAGATTGCAGCAATTAAATCATCCCCCTCAAACCCTTCGAGCTCAACCTGTATCGATTTTGAAAGCCCTATCAAGGTTTTAAACGTATTCATAAAAACATGAAAAGAGTCCACGCTTTCAGGCTCATCTTGTTTTACCTTGTAAGTCGGCATAATTTTTTGCCTTGCAGATTTAGCATGTTTGCCATCCCAAACCCATATCAAGGTTTCGTTGGCGGGTACCGAGCATGCTTGAACAAATAACTGGGTTACTACCGTGGGACCCTCAGATTCAAACTGGCGGCGGAGGAAGTTATTACCATCGATTAAATTAATTTTCATATCGTCAATTCCAAATTGTTAAAAGGGGGGCCGAAGCCCCCAATCAAAAGTTAATTACTGTATTAAGCTTCGAGTTTCCACTTAAGGACGCCCCAATCATTTCCGTTGTGAGAAATTTCCTCATTTAGGAGTTTTGCTTTTACAGTTTGACCCACCAAACCCGCTTTCGCTACAGACTGATAGAAATCATACCATTCAGACCACCCTGTCTTCGGCGTTGTATACCCAATTTCTGTGCCCTTAGGAGCGATAACTTCACCGCCCGATACGGCATCTTCTAATAGGACCATCGGTACCAAAGCAGCATCATAAGGAACATTTGGGCGCTGTGGGTTATTGCTTGAATGATATGCGGCAGCAACCGCCATGTGCCAAGGCTTGCCGTCACTACCTTTTATACCATCAGCAGTGTGCACGTAAGTTGTTGACGTCCCAGCCCCGATACGAACCATCTTAACTAGCTGGAACCCTGAGTTCTGGTTCATGTCGATAGCCACCATCATAGACTCAATCATCTTCTTTTTAGCACTGCCTAGGCTCATGCCGTATTCGGATGTTTTTACCCAATCGCCCACACCCATTTGAGGCTTCTCCGCTGTTTCCATGGTCATTGGACCCATAGGTTGAGCTAGAGCAGCAATCTCAGGAGGGAGGTGAGCTAGAGAGTTATTCGGAGCTGATTGGGATTGCCCAATGTTAGCGACCGTCGGGTTAATCAACTGGCCTTGTGCTGCCTGTTGGTTCTGGCCTTGGGCTTGTTGATTAACTGGTGTTGCAGAAGCTTGTTGCTGTTGAGCGGCGGCGGCAACCGCAGCTTGAGCCGCAGCTAAATCACGTTGTGCTTTTTCTGCAGCAGCCAGCGCAGCAGCAACTGGGTCTGGAGTGGTTTGTGTCTCTTGAGGTTCAACCGCAGCACCTGTGTTAATGGGGTCTGCACTTTGTTGAGTTGTAGTTGCTTCAGCGGTAGCTTGCTTTATTAGGTCTTCAATATTTTGATTCATCGTCATTTCCAAATTGTAGTTTTAAATTAATCGATTCAATTTTTTTAGATTAGTAATATTCTCGATTGTAGTTTATGTGTTTAAGGTCACCACCCGTTGCTAATAATACCCTAGTAGGTATCAATTGCAACCTCATACCCTAAAAAATAGTTATTTATTTTTTAGGGTTATTTCTGCACGTGCTATCTTAGCGTATTCTTCAATTAAGGTCACAAATTGTTCAAGCCCGGCGTCTAAATTTTTTCTAGCTTTAGCGTCCAGGCCTTCAAACTCTTTAGCCATTTTCCAGAACGTAAACTGCACTTGCGCTGACTCCGGATTGTCTTCATTAACTGAAGAGCCCGCAGCTATAACCCCGGCCACGGCAGCAATCATAGGGCGTATTAATTCTTTTGGGATTTTGCTCGCTTCAATCCCGACTATGCTAGGTACGTCAATCTTACTCATTTTCCACTCGCCTCTATTATTTTATTAATTAGGTCAACATCCACCCCATCTTCCACTTTCAATCTGTCAGCGGCCTTCGCTTTTAATTTCTTGGAAATATAAATATCCATCCCTTTTCTATACACCAATACAGTAATTCTTAACGCCGTATCCCGCACTCCACGCATCGCTCTTCGATAGTTTTGAATGAAGGTAGAGTCTTGCCAATCTAAGGAACAAAACACCACGTGGTCAACATGAGGCCAGTTAAAGCCCACCCCAGCCACCCGAGGCGAACAAACAAGCACCTGAAGCTTTCCTTCTCTAAATAGTTTATCAATGTCGCCTCGCCTAGTCGTAACTGACCCATTAATAATATCCGCAGTCATCCCAACTTTGACAGCCACATCCCTAAGCTTTTTGTGGTTTGACACAGCGGTCTCGAATAACACAAGCGGCTTTCCTGAGCTTTTGTGGTCTTCAAGTATCGTTTTTAAATGGGTCTCTTTTGAATCTGTTTCGTGCGGCTTTATATTGTATTTCTCGGGGCACTGCATAATATCAATACACTTGGCCAGTGCCACGCCCTTATTTGCGGCCTCCAAGAACCCCTCATCCAGTTCAGTGATACCTCGCTCTTCGATTTCTTTATACATCCGATATTGCTTAGTCGACATGGTGCACATCTGAATATATATCAGCTTCTTCTCAGCGCCATAGGCTTCTTCAAACGTGGTTCTTGCTGAGTGCTTACCCAGTATTGCTTTTAAGCGATCGTGATTTTTCCAAGCAAACGGAGTACCCCATTCATCACACATAGCATGCCATACCATGAAGTTCTGATACGTAGGGTAATAGTTCGGGTTGATAACATTTATCAGCGGAAATGCTGAGTTTAGTCTTCCGTCAATCAAGGTGCCTGTCATGGCCAAATGTGGGCCGCCCCGTTTTAGGAATCGATAATACTCATACGTTCGCATTGACCCATCAAAACGCTTGAAGAATGAATTCCACGCACAATGCGTCGAGAATCCTAAGTGGTGCTCATCTGAGCACAAGGTCAACGTGTCCGGGAACGCATCTCTTATCATTTCCCAGTTATTCCCAAAGCCTGTGAATCCCATCAAAAATACACGGGTATTCTTATTGGCCAGCTGCTGGGCTCTTTGCTTTCGTGTGCCATCAATAATAATTACTTGATCCGGACTGAGGTTTGACCACAGCAAGAGCTCAAAGTAATTTTTGATTAATAGTGACTTAGGCATCGTCCAAATAACCCGACCTTCTTTCTGGCGCTGGTAAATCCAAAGGGCTGCGGTAGGAGACTTACCCGTGCCGGCCTCAGATAAATCCCCGAATCTTTCTTGGCCCAAACTCATCGCCAGGTTTTTCATTTGGTATGGGCGTAATTTTAAGCTTTGACGCTGCTCTTCAATGTTTGCGAATGAAAACTCAGCGTCATTACACGGTTGGTTCGGGACTTTTTTCGGTTTCTGTATAATCTGCATCGTCGTTAATTCCAATCTTCGAACTTTTTTTAACGTCCATTAAGTTAATTAAGTTATTGAGTACCTTCTGGTCTTCGCCCTGGGCAATCAGCGTTAAGATATTAATCAAGTCACTTTCCAGAGTTGGGAATACCTCAGTAATAGGTATCTCTATGCCCTGCATTACCCTTAACACTTGTCTAAACTCGTAAGGATTAGCTATAGAACGGGATAATGCGGGTTGCTTAACCCCAAGCTTTTTCGCCAGCTCAACTTGACTTATTTTATTCTTCTTCATGAACTTTTTAATTACTGCGGCTTTCGCTCTAAAAACGGTCATTCCGGAACTCCAATATTTATAACTTAGGCGGCTTTGAACAAGCCTTCTTTTTTACAATAGTCAGCAATTAATTTTGCTCCTAAATGCTCAAGCGGTAGAGATACTAATTCGGCCAAACTTATTTGATTAAAAATAGTTGTTTTAATTCTCTGGACTTCTCTTGGCAAAATTAGGTCTGAAGGGCCCACCAGTATTAAGGTTCTGGGCGTTGTCTTCCCTAGAATAGCGAGCTGCTTAACCAATTCCAGAGACTCACTATCGACCCCAGTTAGCACCATTGGATGAATGTTTGTGTCATTCATCTGGCTAAAGATAGAGCTTTTATTGAGCGTCCAAATTGGCTTGCTGCAGGTGTGCAACGGAGATGAAAGCTTTTCCAGTGCCGTTATCCAAAGTTCACAATCGTCCAACGCATCCTCAGACAAGAAATAGGTTTTTCCGTTCGGTATCGGGAGCATTGCTTGTGTTAGCTGGTCTTCAAAAATGTGGTCAAAAATACTTTGATGTTTGTTGCTTAGATTTCTTCGGCCTAGGTAGGGGTTTACCAGATGAGGGCAATAGTTTTTCAAATGTTTTACGCTGAGCCCAGACTTAACTTTATCGCCTAAACCTAAAAACTCCATTCCATACGGAAAGTTATCTTGGAAGAGGAAGTTTACACCTCGGTCGCTTTCGTGGATGCCGTAGTAGGGCAATTTCTTAATATCATTCATCGTCAATTCCTAATTGTTGGGGTTAAAACTCCCCGGAGACCACAGTAGATACTGAGGTATCAAAAAATTCTGCTAATTTAATCAGCTCCGAAAGTCGCAACTCTTTGGTGCCAACTAATATCTTATCAAAAGAACGCTCTTTACACCCCATGATTTTTAATAATTCGTGTTTTCTACTGGAATCTAGGTTCATGCTCCAATGTTGATCCAAACGCATTCCTATCAATCTGTGTGTGGATGAAAGAGCATTATTCATTAGTGTTTAACCATTGCTGCTGTTGAAGCTCGAATAGTGTCGACACTTTTTTCATCCGGATAAAACCCAGTGTGCTCGAAATATTTTACGGCCTCCTGGAGTTTCTTCAAATTATCAACCTCAGCGGGCTCCACTAAAGCATCTCCCAGCACTTCAACCGCTCTACCATTCATGGCCTCAATGCACTCAATTAGCAAGTATAAATCTTCTGAGCTGTAGGAATGTTTCAGTTGGATAACATACTCGGTGTATATGTTATAAAGGGCCTTTAGCTTAATGTCCTCTACTAAATCTATGCTTTTTTTCACTCTCATAAATACCTCAGGTTAATTCAAATATAGTTTGTGGCTGGTTAGAGTCACGTTGTTTTTTCTGATTGTTCACCCCCGATAAATAACGCAACGGGAGTCCTACTTTATGGCAGAAGTACTCAGCATATTTATTTTTTAAGGCTAGATACTCCTGATAGTTTTCTTGGTTCACGGCCTCCTTAGGGCGGGGACCATAAATCTCCTCGAAGTAAGGATAGCAATGCTCAGGCAAATGCCAATACTGAGAAGGGTAATGGTATATCGGATTACAACAATCCGAGAAATCCGATTTGACTGTCTTATGCTTTCCCGCAGGAAACGTTGGAAAACAGGCTAGTAAATAATCGGGGTATATTAAGGCCCAAGACGCAGTAGCAGGGGATAGTTGAATTCGATGGTACTTGATACTCAACATAATCAACCCTCGCTTAGCTTCTAGTAAACCCCAATCCTCACAAACACGCATATCTTTTCGGGCCTTGAGAATATCTCGCTGCCAATTGATATTTGGAAATTCACGCTCGTAAAATCTAACTAACCGTTCGTGAACAATACCGATGAACGGGTAGTGATACTCTTTCGTCCATTTGATTATTGCCATACGGCGGCGAAAAAACTGTGTCTTGGTCATATCGTCAATCCCTTAAGAGGTGTTCACGTGAACACCTCTTAGACTTCGTTTAAATTAAGCAGACTTCTCTAGCGGAAGTTCTTCTTCAAGCTCAGCTTTAATAGGCTCAATCAAAAGCTCACAGGCTTTTCTAGCGCTCGAAGCTGCCGTTAAAATAGCTTTCTTATCCGTCTTCAGTACGTTTATCCAAGAGTTAAGATACGCGGCATGCTGAAGGGTTCTGAGCGGTCTATCTAACTGCACCGCCAAGAACGCGCTGCCCATCTCAGCAACCAATTCCTCAAAAGCATAAGCGTGGTCCCCAAAACGTTTTCCAAACTCTCTACCTAAACGGTCTTTGTGACCGGTCCAGTGCGTCATCTCATGCCCTAAGGTCTCATCAAAGGTATTCGCGTCCTCAAACTTAGACTGCTCAGGCATTTGAATAAAGTCTCGGCTTGGGCTGAAGAAAGCTTTATCCCCGCCATAACGCAAGTCAATATTGTGTAGGCCGGCAATCTTAGTCATGTCTGTAGTCGTTAACACTTCACGCTCAATCGCGGGGAATTTTGACTCATCCACGCCCTCTACCTGAGCAAGGTTGTAAACATAGAAGTGTTTCAAAATTGGAAATGTTGACTTGTTGCCATCCTCATCCTCACGCTTAATAATATTGAAAAATATAATAAAGTGTCCCTTAGTATAATTCTCGCGCGGGATAGTACCCCCAAGCTGCTTCACTTGGTTACCGGTCAAATACTGCTGAGTTGGATAGTTAAAGCCCACGGCTTGAAGCAGCAACACGTTCAAGCCTGTGTAAGGTCGTCCACTGACTGCATTGTGGGGGATTTGAAGGTCCTGGGCTTTTTCTGCGCCTTTCTTCCAAGGTCTAATCCAAGGGATGCGGCCCGCCTCTAAGGCCTCGACAATAATGTCGGTAGCTACTTGATAACGGTCAAAGGTAGTTTTATTTTTTGCACTAGTGATTTTCTTAGTCATGTCGTCAATTCCCAATTTTTTGTAGTTAATTAAATTTTGGTGTTGCTTTGAAGAGGGTAGCCGAAGCTACCCTTTATTTTCTTGCTGTCTTCTTGATTGATAACAATTATCTATCTCAGTACATCGCTTCATTTGCTTGTGAATGAAAAACACACTCAACCCTAAAATAGGTAATACTAATACCGGGGTTATTTGCGTACTTAACAAGATAAACAGAAGTAACAAGATAACGGCTGCAATGCCGTATCCATCTGTATACCTGCGGCTGGTTAACTCTGGAGGGAGGTTAGTTTTCATATCGTCAATTCCAAGTTGTCTCGACTTTATTTGCCGAACGAATAAGTTACCTTGATATGCGTTCAGAATCAAGCGCATCTCAAACCTACATCGATTCAGTTATCTTAAATACGACTTGCTCTTTTTCCAGCTTGATTTCGCCCTTAAGGTTGCAAAATAACTTTAGGCCTTCGGCTTCATCGGCTTTGTTTTTGTAAGTCATAGAGCCGTACTCATTGCAGCGCATTTCTATTAAGTCCGCTGGGGCTTGATAGACGCTTACGTTTTCGTATCGGCCATTTATCTTGGCTTGTTTACAGGCCTCTAGGAGTGAGGTTCCTGAGCCCCAATTGCCGGACTCTGCTATTACTAAGTGTTGTGTGTTCATAATCGTCAATTCCTAATTGTTAATTTAAAGGGGTGTACTTACCATCTTCTGTTTGCCCAATACACAGCTCCACACCTAAGGCATAAGCGGTTCTAGCAATCGCAAAGACGACATCCTCGGTGCTTTTCTCATGCACCGGTACCGGATATAAGGCACCTAAATTTCCAGCGGTCTTATAACCTAATTCCGTGTTCGGGTAGTCCGCTCGGAAAATAACTATTTCAGCAGCTATCTTTTGCGCTAACTTCTGCTTTCGAAGCTCCTCTCTAAGTCGCCAAGCATATTGAATGCCGTCCCCCATCTCATCAATCATATGCGTTAGCCATTCTTCTGGGCTTAGGTCTGGGCGGTCCATCGTAACGCCATACTTTTCCCAGCCCACATTGCTGCGAGCATCAAAGTAAGCTTTTATTTCTTCGGTGACCTTTACTTCAGGGCACGGGTTAGTTTGTCCTGGCACTTTTATACTCCTAATTTTTTAAGACGCTCAGTTCCAGCGTCAGTTATTTTGTAAATGATGGTGTCTCGAGACTGTCCGGCATAGCTTAGTAAGCCTTTGCGTTTGGAATCTCGGCACTTGGTTCTGGTTGGTCCTTCTTTGAATCTGTATTTATGAACAGCGAAACCGTCTGGGTGAGAGGCGATTTCTAAAATACGGGCTTCGTCTAATTGTTTCATGAGGATAAATACTCCCAATATTTAAGCTTCACACCTTCAACTAGAAATCCCCAAGTTCCTCGGTATTTGCCGGTCACAAACATGGTGTAAGCCCCTTCAGGAGAAACCCTAGAAATCCTGTGATACTCATTGAAGTTTAGCTTCGCCGTGTCCCCAGCATATCTCAAGATATTTTTCTCATTTTCACGTTCTTCAAAGTACCAACCTTTTAAAATGAAAGTGCGGGCATTCCAAGGGTGGTCATGAAGGTGACGATCAGAATCGGGCTTAACAATTTTATGAATGCGAATAGATATCGGGCACCATGGATGCTTGAGGCCTTTGGTGTCTCTATTCAGAGGGTTGAAAAGCCAGTACCGCTCCATATAAAGCTCCTTATCTTTGGCACCGTAAATATGCTGATACGGGGTTTTAATGGCTCTGTTTAAAAGGTAGTTAAATACCGGTTTGGTGCTTAATAGTTTGGCTACTAATTTAATCATCGTCAATTTCCTAATTGTAATACAGGGGATCCCTGTAGATTTTTTCTAATTATTTAAAACGGGGATGTGGATTGAGTTTTCGGCTTGGTCTCCAAAAACATCCCAACCCTCAAATTTTTGCCTCGCAAACATTTCAAGACGGGGAACATCTCCCACTAACTCAACGCACAACTTTCTAAAGTGGTCGGGTTTTTCTGAGTGGGCCATTATTGCTTTGGTTTGTACGGCCCGGATCGATCGATTTCTTACTTTGATTTTTCCTCGGGTAGCTATTATTGCAGATTCAGAACCGGCTCGGGTGTAAAAACCCATTCCAAAATAACGTTTATTTTTCTTTGTTAGCTTTCGCCAAATAATACCGTTCATATTTTTTACGGTGAAGCCCCAAGAGCGAACCAAATCCAAAGCTTCCTGAGGCATAGCACCAACCCACCACATAACCAGAACGCAGTTTATATCTGCAATTGATTCAACATCTAAACGTTTTAAATCCTCAATACCTGTAACTCGGTACTGCTTAGCCGCTCCTGAGTTCATACTACCGCCGGTTTTTTTATTACTAAATTGCCATGGGGGATCAGCATAAATCAATTGATACTTTTTCATCGTCAATTTCCTAATTTTTAACCCAATCCCAACCAAGCATCTCTTTGTGATTCTTGATATGTTCGGGTGTTGGTTGAACGTACATTGCAAACTGCATACATTGGTAGCCCCCGGAACCAATTACCCAGTAACCTACGGGTTTTGGTGGAGACTGAATGCAAAAGGTTGCTGCGTTTGTGTTTACTATTGTGATATCCCTACTCACGATTTCAAATCCTTCTTAACTGTCTTGGCATGTTCTTCAGCGTCTTCTTTGCTCAAGCCGTGACAACAAATAGTATCTCTCTTAAAGGGGTGGGAGATAACAACCCCATAGCCTTCGGCAAAGGGCCAAATCGTTTTCATTACTTTTACACTGGTTAAAATGCTCATACTATCTCTCAACTTCTGGATGATCGGCTGATGTGGTAACTACTGCTTGACCCCACGGATGATTCATTATTATCCAGTGAGCTTTTAGATATGCTACACATTTGTAGCGATAACCTTTCTTACTGTGATACTCAAGCGTACTTTTAAGGTTAAGCAAAGCGTGAACGTAGTATCTAGTCACTTTGACACCTCGCTTGCTTGTTTGGTTAGCAAAGATTTTAAATAATAAAAGTGACTGTCTTTCAGTGAGTTCGCATTATCGAACAAGAAATTGTGTAAGTCTTTTTGCTTTCTCTCAAGCTCCGAAATATGCTTATCTTTAGCTTCAACCTCCTCTCTAAGTGTAATTATTTCGTTTATGTCTGCGAGTGATTGAATCTCCCATGAATGCTCCTCGCCAGACAATTCTAAATCTGTGTATTTTTGTTTAATCGGATTCCATAAATACCAATCTTCAGATTCATTTAAAACGTAACCCATAATTGAAACGTAATCAGCTGTTTTTGGCGCACCATCCCGAATAGCTTTAAGTTCTTGTGTTGTTTGTTTCATCGCTTTATATACCTTTTTTCATTCACTAAAGAGTCAAGCTGATTACAGTACTTCACAAAATCTACATCAAAAGACACGTATCTAGTAACCACTCTGTCAAAAGTAAACAAACCAAATAAATAAAACTCCCTAAAAATTAAATCAAAGCAATGAGTGTTTATTACTGCACAATCAATTTGATAATTTATTAGCTCACGTTTAAAAAATGGTTTCATTAGCCTTTACCCTCTAGTTGTTCTTCAATTTCAAATGTTCCATTGTCGTTTAGCTCAATTAATTGGTAAGTTGCATTAGGAACGCTAACAGCCTGTTGAATTACAACTTGTAAACCAACTTCGGTGCTTTCACAAAAATAACTCTCAAACACATCTCTAACGTCAAACTGACATTCATCAGGATTTTCAGCGTCCCAAAACATATTTGGATTTTTTGCATTAGCTAACTGCTCTTCAAGCTCTGCAATACGCTCCAATGCCCTAGTGCCAACATCTATACAGCAGTCATCTTCTGTGGCAACTGAAGTAGTTAATTGTGGTTTTTTATTCCACTCCCACTTTGCTATTTCTAGCGCCTCGTCTTCACTGTCAGCTTCAATAATTTGATACCCTCTACCGTGTTCAGTATTCCACTTTATGAGGTGTTTCATTAGTCTTGCCTCTTAACTTTAACAACAATACCTTTGTTATAAAGCATCTCTATCATCTGATTAGCTGTAGCAACTAATTGTTCTGTTGATATTTCTTTGTTGTCAAAAGTCAGTTGCATAGCACTAACCGCCCATCCTTTCGGTGATATATCTTTATATTCAAACATTAGTCTTTACCCCCTTTATCTATACAGAGTCTAAGCATTGATAATATATCCGAAATATTTTCACAGCCTCCTATTAAATCAATCATACCGTCTTCGGCTTTCCCGCTAGTGAAATTAACTGACGAATTTGCTTTTTGAATTCGCTCTGGCATATCTAAAATCTTAGCTTCTAAACTGCGAATAATTAGCAAGACTCGTTCTTTTGTCATTACTTCTGATTCAAACAAGTCACACAGTGTCAGGTCTTTAAAATTTTGCATGTTCATTAGACTTTACCCTCTAGTTATTAAAATTGATAAATATCATGGTCATGACATATTTGATTTATTGTGGGTATAGCTCTAAAAACTGAGAACTCACCCTCCCACATACCCTTTGTTTTGCTGTAAGCGTCACCTTTTAGTATTTTGCATTTTTGTCGTCTAGCCTTAACCAGTTCACGCTTTTCTGTAAAGCTAAGTTCATCAATGAAATCGCATAAGCTGTTATTAACCCACACACACGCATCACACTCATAATCTTTCCGCGCAATTTGTAAATTGGTACTTTCAAAGTTCCAAGTCATTAGCCTTTACCCTCTAGTTGTTTAGTTATCTCCATAGACAAGTTCTTAGCCCCATAACTACCGATATTTTTGTAAATAGTTTCTAGCATTGTCCTGCACTCCTTTAACAACTCATTTGAACTAGCTAACTGCTCTTTAAAATCCTCAGTGGCTTTTTTTATACCTCTTTTTTCTCCGCTTACCATTAATGAGTGTAGATTTTTATTTATGCTAAGTTCACTAGCTAACTGCTCGCGTAAGGAGTCAATCTCTTTCAACTGGTCTATCTGTTTTTGTATGTCAGCGAGTGAGCGCATATTTATAATTGCATCAATACAAACGCTATCACTGTCTACTGCAATAAATTTGTTATCATCTTCACTAAAAATTGCTATTTCGTTTATCATCATGCAGTCGTCTAAATAAATATCTTTATTGACTGGTGCTTCCAATTGCGCGAAATAACTCATGCTTTCTGGCTTACCCGCAATAATACTTTCTAGCGTTTGTAGTTCATTCATCAGTCTGCACTCCCTATGCAATAGCCGTTTTCGATAAGTCTGTTGTACTCATACGTAGCGCCTCTTGACTCACTTATAATTTTCTTATATTGCTCAGTACTCAACGGCTTAACTTTGGATTTTGTATAGCCAGCTTCATACAAGACTTTGGCTATTTCTTTGCAGGTCTGAAAAGGTAAATCATGTTGGATACCGTTAATCGTCACCCAAGTTTCTACATGACAAGCAATCATTGCCATATCTTCAATCTCTTCTTGCTTTGCTGTATTTTCTGGTGGTAGGGGTTTGAACTCTAAATCTTCAATTTTACCCACACGCTCTACACATGACGTAGAGGTATAAACTGCGGTGTATTGCCCTAAAAATAATATCTCGCATTCTTCAAACTCATTTAAGTGTAATGATAAGTTGTTAACTAAACACTTCTCACCCACTGGCGGAAACTCTCCGCGCTCATGCCATGATTTAGGCTTATTCAATTCTGCTACTTTCTCCATAGCGACTTTTAGTTCTTCTTCTTTTTTAGCATCCCAAACTGCGCTTTCAGTTAGTTTTTTCACGCTTTAAACCCCGCTTTACAATAATTCCAAAGCTCGATAGCGCCAGAACCAAACATGGCCACTACCCCTACAGCAAATAAGATTAAGACTAGGCCTATAAGAAAGGGAACTACACCCCAGCTCATGGACATCACAAAACCGAGCATCTGGCGCTCGATGTAGTTATCATTAGCCGCATACCAATACAGGTTGTAAATAAACACCAACAAGTAAATCCAGCCCGCTAGTTCAAGGTAGTTTTCAATGCTCATAGTCGTTGGCCAAGTCTTGAAAAATTAATCTTGCTGCCTTACAAAAGGTCAGCGCGTCCTCTAGGGTAGGGTCCTCTTTGTTGACGTGCGGTTGGTCTATTAAACCCTGTAACACTGCATTGTGTCCTACTAGAAACTGTCTTTCTCCCAATTCCGAATCACAAATAGCGTGAATTAAAGCTCGGGACTCCCCATAACGAGCTTCAAAATGAATATCGCTGGCTAAGAGCGTTAAATTCGATTCTTTTAGATTCATGCTTTCACTAGGGTAAACCCCGATCGAGATAAGGAATGCTAAGCGTTGTGCAATATCCGGCAGCATGGCAGTGTAACCAGAAACACAGGCGCTGGAATTACAGAAATGCTTAGGATTATCATTTTCATCAAATTCAGCCTCACTAACATAGTCCGACATCTCCAGCTTGCAGCCTTCTGATTTTATCGCTTTTTGAAGCGCCGGAATGAACAACAAATTAAGCACGTGAACGCATTTTTCATATTTATTAAACATGGCTTTCTCCTTGGGTTACTTCTTTGGTGGCTTGGTACTTTTGGATACCAAATGTGATAGCTCGACAAGCCCAAATAAAACGTCGACTCAATCTAAAACAGTTGTAAACTTCAAAATCCATGAAACAAATGTTGTAAGCGTTATCTTCGTTTATTTCTGATATCTCGTGCCAAGCCTCATTCTCATGGCGGACGTGGCTTAGTCGGTCGTTTAAGAACTCAATTTGCTCTGCTTTCTCTTCGGGGTCGTCAGAAACGGCAGCGTACTCAATGGCTGACTTTAAGAAGTCCTCCTCATCAAACTCAGTTACCTTAGAGTACATATCCTCAGAAGTGACTTTCTCACTCCAGTACTCAGGGTTAATGCTCTTTGAAGTGCTATTGGGCATGAAGAAATCAAACATGTCTTTCAGTCTTGAGAAGGTGTAGGTACCCATATCTCCGGTGTAGGCCAAATGATTTGGCCACGTGACAATTTCAAACCAGCGGTTTGAGCTTTCAGGGTCGCGTAATTTGATGTGGCGGTATACACCATCATCTTTAAGGATTTGTATTTCATGCTTGTCGACATTCTCGGCAAAGCTTTCTGCTGTTGGTTGGTAGCTGTCCATCGTCAATTCCTAATTGTTTTTGTTAATTAAAAGGCGAAGTGTTCACGTGAACACTTCTAGGTTCTTTTCGAGTAGTCTCGAACTTGAATGATTGAGATACGCCCTACAGGGCCCACTCGAGATTCCCGCACTTGTTTTCGGGTAGCAGCCTCAGCCTCAGACGCATCGCTCGCCTTGGTATGCGTCATATAGGTCTTTCCGCCAATGGAGTAGCGAACTTCAAAGACCTTAGTTACTTCTGGCTCTTTTACATCAAACATCGTCAATTCCTCTTTTTTAAACGTACAACGGTGACTTAGTGATACGCACAATTTTTGCGTATACCTTACAAGTCGGAAAGGTATTAGGACCTAAATTCTCCAACTCCTCATAACAGCCTCTACCTTCGTATTTGAAGCTTTGAGGAACAAGAGCCACCATCACACCATCAGCAGAAAGAAGTATCTCTAGCATTTGCATATGGCGCTTTATTTTGCGAAAGGGTGGGTTGGTGATTATCTTGTCAAACTTAAAAGGATCCAGAATTATAAATTCTTCGAAATACTCCTCTAACGAGCTTTGATAACATTGCAAATGCTTGCTTTCAAAACGCTCGTTAAAATAGTTTGTTAGTTGATAGGTAATCTCCACAGCAGTGATAATTTTTGGATCAAAACCTTGGGCAATACATGCCGCAACTAAATTACCCGTGCCGCAGCTAGGCTCCAATAAAATACTATCCTCCTCCGAGCCCAAGTACTGAGCCATACGCAAAGCAACGTCAGGCGGTGTGCAGTGAGCCTCAAACGAGGCATCCACTGTAGGCACCGGAGTCACTTTCACGGTGTTGACCTCAGCCGTTAGGTTGGAGGTGTCAAAATAAACACGCTTAGCACCCGCAGGTTTTTTGAAAGTCAGGGCGCGTTGAGCGCCCCCAATTTCATCACGCATCGTCACACTCCTTAATCAAAATTGAGTCCGTGTTACCCGGCATGTCGTGAATCTTTGAATCCGTAAGACTCACAACTACCCATTCACGGTCCCAATGGTTTTTAGTCTTCACCAAAGGATTTAAGCAGCACTTGATTCTAAAGGTGCCACAGGCTGATTTACGCACTCCTTTGTAATCCGAATAGATGTTTTTGTATTGCTCTTTGGTGAGCTCAATCATCGGCTCATAACGGTCGCTGCCATAAGCTTTTACTTTTATCGCTTGGATATCCGTAGCCTCCAGATTTAATATTGGCTGCGGGGCCGCTTTCTTGGCAGGTACCGAATAATATAAATCCTTCATCAGCTGGCGAACTTCAGCATCATCCAGTTCAATACAATAATTATCCTCCGCAATTTGCATGGGTAGCTTAGCGGTGCTCTCAATCTCCCAACCAAAATCAGTGGCTCTAGCTTTAGGAGACTCAGCGCCATGAGTACGAGCAAAGGTCTGAATAATCGCTGGCGTTAATTTACCTTCAAACACTGGCACTTCCCACAATTGAGATTGCTCATAAGCAATACGGTTTAGTAGGTGCAGGATGGTGAGCTTAATCACTCGAGAGTTTTTACGTTTAGCCCAGAATTCTTGCATCTGCGGAATAAACTCTTCAACCGTAATTTCGCCATCCTCAAGCTTGCTGTAAGAACCCCAAGGCGAAAGGTGTGAAAAACCTGAAGCATTGTGTATCAAGGCATCGCGCTTTTCACAGGCTTCACGGCCCGCCATTTTATCCCAGAAATCCATCGCCGTGCTCGCTTCATTTAGCTTGCGCTGCTGAGTTCTTAGGTCTTTTAATAACGTATCAATACGGCGAATTATCACGCCTGTGGACGTCTTATAATTTACGTGGTGCTGGATACCTTCGATTCGGTATCTCCAGTAGCCCACAGCATCCGCAGAACGCTCAGCTAATTCTTTAGCTCGCTCTTGCTGTGTGGCGGCTTTCTCAGCTTTACGTTGTGAATGATGTCCCGCTAAGACAGGCTGATTGCCCATCGAGCTGGCTAAGTTGTTGGCCAGCTGCTCAAAGCCCCTAGCCTCAGATTTTCTCTTCTCAGCAAGTAAGGTTAAACGCGCAGCTTTAATTTCCGCCCGCTCAGCTAAACTCATTTCTTCAGCGTCAATGGTCTCTGCCAATTGCAACACGAAGTCTTGAGCTGAAACTCGCCAATGGGCATAAAATAATTCTTGTTTAGGAGCCCAACGAAAGCCTAATGCTTTAGCTTGCTCATAGAGCTCTTGCGGCAATCTTTCGCTGGCAGTAAAACGGAGTTTGTTATCTTCAGGGGAGTAGGTAGCATTAAACTCAATACCTTGAGTATGTTCTGTATTTATCATCGTCAATTCCTAGGGGTGTTCAGGTGAACACTTATTGTTAATTAAAGTAAGTCGGGGCGAACCCCGACTAGGGTGTTAAATTATATTACTTTGAGAAATAATTCAAGCTTTTAGGCTGTCATTAACTCTTCGAACTTCTTGATTTTTTCAACTGGCACTAATTCACCGGCTTTGCTTTTTGCTTTCTCAGGGAGGTACTTGTCCAGCGCTGTGGTTGACTTTCTTAGTTGCGCCACTGTGTTCACTGAATCAAGAATGTCCCATACTTCATGGACCAAATTTTTAGCGGGCTTTCTCAATGCGTCGTACTCCTCGATTAAGCCTTTTATTTTGGCGTTAACATCGAAAGTAACAACCCCGGTGGAATTCGGGGATATTAGTTTTAAACCAAGGATGCCTACATAGAAATCGAGCCCGTATCTTACAGATTTTCCTCTTTCTACATTAATCCATACATCTTTGGCCTTTAATTCATAATCCTCACGCATCTTCACCGAACAAGAGCGAATATAATTACCCATCGCTTCTATTTGGGGTTCCGAAAAAGCAACCGCTAAACACTCTTTAAACCTGAGAGTGTTAAGGCCATATTTTTTTTCCATCTGAGCCCTCACTTCTTTGGTTATCTTCACGTCAAGCGCCTGTATTTTTGATCCAATCTTATCTTTCAAAACGTCTCGTACTATTTTGTCACAAACTGCATGTGTTAATCGCATATCGTCAATTCCTTGTTGGGTGTTCACGTGAACACCCTTAGTTAAAATTATCTATGGGTGAAATATAAATCATCACCGGCTATTTTGTATTGGGACGCTAGGTGGACGTTAAAATACGTTTCAACGTCGATGTACTGCATGAGCTCAAGATTCTCTAGCTGCACAACCAAGCTTTGGTCTAAAACTCCGTCTGTAACAAAGTCATATGCTGATTTGTAACAACCGATATAATCCCTGTCTAAATTCTCGAGCATGAATTGGTCCTGAGCCATAACTTCCGCCTCAAGCAAATCCAGCTTGGCATCTGAGTTGCCATCGACCCAATAGTTACCCCCAAAGTCTAACGGCATCACGTATTCGATTTTTTGGTTGTCGATGTAAGCTTTACCTTCCTGCGAATAGGCTAAAAAATATTCGGGGATGTTGAAAACTCTGTGGACGTAAAGCACCTCACCAAAGCTCGTATTAAAGCGCTCTGCATACTCCTCCAGAATTTCCTCAGCCTCACTGTATAGCTCCCCCATGTTATCACGCTCACTGAGACTCAGACGCAGCGTTATCTCAATGTTTGCTGGGGCCGCTGAAGGGATTAGGAATTCCACAATCGGCTCGTTGTTATTTATCCGATCATCCCAATCATCCTCATCATCCTCGTGGAAGATACCCACCTTCGGGTATACCTTAGGTTCTGGGGGTTGCTCCGGAGCACAAGGGGGTGCTACAGGGGGTACGTTATCTGAAAAATATTCCCAACGGTCAACCCAAGCTTCACCCAGATAATTAAATTCCAGCTTAAAAATATTTTGTAGCCCGCCGACTACATCGTGGTCCAAGAAATCAGAGCCATACTCCATAAAGTTGTATTTTGGCGTCTGGTAAATTAAATCCTTGGCCTTAGTGGGGAGGCCATGCTCGAGAAAATAATTAATTCGCATCGCTGCGGCCACCGGACCCGGTCCTAGGCCATCCCAACCTGGGTAGCAAATGAAGTCATACACCCACGTTCGATAATCCTCTAACAAGCACGAAAAATCGAAGTACGTATCCAGCACATTCTCAGCATCCCAAAAGTCAGGTTGTTCGCCGGTCACGCTGACAAGTGAGTTTCTCAAGTCATAGCAAAAGGCAAACGCATTTCGCTTAATCAAAGCTAAATCCATCCCATCGGTAAGACGGTCGTAACTCACAGGGTTACACTTAGAATTAATGTAACTGTCCCAGTTCTTATTCTCATACTGGGCGACCTCTACGCCGGTGTTTAAGTGCTTAGAAAGCTTGGTTAAATTATCCATCGCTGTCTGAGAAAGTAACTTACTCGCCAGCACATGGGGTTCTCTAATTCTGGGCATTTTATTTTTCATAGCGTCAATTCCTAATTTTATTTGTTAATTGCAGAAGTGTTCACAGGAACACCTCAAAGTTTATTATCTATCTCTAAAAGCTCAGCCTTTGAGGATTCTAAAATTCTCTCGATTGTTCTCGCTAACCCCACAGCTGTTTTACTGCCCCAAGTGGTGTCATAAAATCCATCCACGGGCTTTTTAAGCTTCAACATCTTGGCAATTACTTTGCCGCGAAACGCTAAAAGCGAGAGGCTCGCCTCAACTTTATTTACTGTACTCATAATTAATCCTTAAAAATTAATAGGAGATTGGAAAACCGTTCGGGTTCTGTCCATTGGCTTGGTGTAGTAAAAATCAAACTTGCCATCAAACACACCCTTGAATCGGGTCTCCACAGGGTCATCCGAATATCTCTGAATGTAGGTACTGCAATGCTCTTGCTTGACCACAATACCCTTAATTTCATGGGGGTTTGAACGCAGCGATTCCACATCCCACAGCAATAAATCCATCGGATAGCCCCGCGTAAACCATTCTGGGTTATGCGAATAATCTTGAATTACCCGAGCTACCATTCTAGGCACTGCATGGCCTTGAAGCGTTAACAAGGCTCGCAAATACTTTGAAAATGCTCGCAGCATCTCAAGAATAGGCTCCATTTTCGTGTCGCAATAGAAAATATACCCTGCCGTGGTGTAGCCCATACCTTGGGGCATTAAGCATTTCGCTCGCAGGGCCTCAATTTCAGTCATGATGACCATGAAGTTAGTTACGATCGCCGATAGTTTTCCGTGGTGCGCTGGAAACTTTCTCGGGCCTCGATAACCTTTGCTGCTAGACCCTGAGTTACGAGAAAAAACACCCTCAATCCCATCTACTATCCTGGACTCTAATTTATCGAACAGCTCAGCATTGAAAAGCCATTGCTTATTCGCCTCGCCATCCTCATTCAAAGGGGCCATAAAACCCCTTCGAACCTCAAATACCCGGTCTCTGAAACTAGGAACTGAAGTAGCCCAATAGGGTAAATCCATTGCAAAATCAGCTTGCAATTTATATCCAACAGACTCCAGTTCAGGATATTGAAAGTCCTTAATTTCTAGCAGGGCAATAAATTTTTTCTGACTGAATAGCGTCGCAATTTGATAAAACGGACGACAGAAATCCTCAACTTTTATTTGCTCGTTCTCCCGAGCCTTAGCGAAACTGTAACTCATGATAATTGCTCCAAAGGTAGTTCTAATTGCGTTATATGGTGAGTGAAATTAGGCACCACGTATTCTTCAAACATCTCGGCATAGGCGATATCGCCATAAAAACCCCAACAAGAGTCAACCTCCTCGCCCTTGTGCTCCAAGGTAAAACCCCAAATATTGCCGGTTAAGTAATCATCCCAAACCTTAACGTCTGACGTTATCCAACCCTGAACACGCTCCTCAGTCTTGGCCGAAATACGCTGGACACTTAAATTTTCACGCACCACGGCTTTGCTCTGGCAAGCAAATCCCACGACCCCAGAATCCCAGCGACAAGAAAAGGAACTGGTTGAAATGGTGATACCTGAATGGTCATAGATATAAACCCACGTCCAAACATACAGAGATGAAAACAACTCCTGAAGTCTCTCAAAAACATCCGCCCCACTTACTAGGCGCTCCTCTAAGCCATAGAAATAACTTTCAACGTCATAATTTACCTTGTCTTGGATCAAGTCCATCATCGCCGCTCTAACGTCTGAGTAGTTATGCTTTAGGCCAATATTGTAGCGCCTGTGAAAAGTATAAAGCTGAGTGACCAGCTCCATTTCACAGGGCGGATCCATGCAGTCGGTCTCTCTCACAAACTCCAACTTCCAATCGCCTTGGGCTTGGAATTCATAACTTTCCTCAGAGGTGAAATTATTTTGGAAAACCGCCTCCACAAGAGCGGGGAGGGCATTGTGTAGGGCCGTTACTTTAGGTAAAACCCGATTTTTTATTGCTTGTATTTCAGTATTCATATCGTCAATTCCTAAGGTTGTTTTGAAGTGTTCATGTGAACACTCCAGTTAAGTTAATTAGTTACCTAGCAGGGTCTAGCAAGCGAATAAAGACCCAAGGTTTACCTTTGGGGCGGTGGTACCATTCTCCAGTTTCTTGCAACACGGGCAGCACTTCAGTTTCAAAGCAAAAGCCCCGCCGAGCACAAAAACTTTTAGCGACTCGCTCACCCGTTTTCTGAGGCATCACTTGTCGGGCCCATTTGTATTTCTCTGAAAAACGGACTTGTAAGCCTATTTGTAGGCGCATTCCAGTTATGATCCCCATAAATCACCTAAAACCTAACGTTAAAGGGGTCAAATTGGAACGCTGAGCTACTTTCTCGCGCTTTTTGATATATCCTACGCTGGAACGAACGCGAGGCTTTAAAAGCTCGCACAGGGCTTTTTCTCTTTTTTCTAATTCAAGCAGATTCACGCGGATTCCTCCAACTGACAAGACCAAACATATTCCCCCACGCCATTCTCAACGTGAAACTCATCCGCCACGCCAAACAATCGAATGTTGCTGGCCGTAGGTGCTGCAAAATTGAGGTTTCGAAAGTTAAAGGGCTTGTCTTCCCACAAGGCAGCATTCAGCAACATGCACGGCAAACCATCCAAAGTAATGTCTATGAGTAGGCCATAGGCTTTGTCTAAGCTCATGTAACGCGCTTTCTTGTTGCTTGAATAGAAGAGTACTGCTTTAGGGAGTTCTGTCGCTTGAGAGGGCTCCCAAGCAAGCTTGTGTATTGTTTTCATCGTCAATTCCAAATTATTGGTTAGTTAATTATATTTTGCCGAAGTGTTCACGTGAACACCCCGACAACCCAGCTAGAGTAGCATCCCCCTAAAACCCAACGCAACTACTTCTCAATACCCCAAACTCCAGACTCGAACAACAATTGAAAACCTAGACGCGAGATTTATTTGTTGCATGGCCTTTTGTTTGCGTGAACCTAAACGAATTTAGGTATAGGTATTCATAAAATAAATTGGGCAGGGGGGTTTTGAGTCATGCCCTTTTCTTTTTAGTTTCTTGAAACTTTAAACTAACGGTTTCAATAGAAAAAGTTTAGGCTTTTCTTTTGGTTTTCTGCCACGCTCGCAGTTTATGTTATCATTCATAATCTATTAAAGAGTAAAAGTTTATTGACAAGATTTTTTTTTCCTTGAGTTAGCTTATAGAAATAGAGCTTAGAGAATTTTGTTCTAAATCCTCTGAACGCGAGTGTAGCACCTAGATGGAGGCATAGGGGCCAATCGAGATAAGTTCCTAAAATGAGGGTTTCGGACAAGGCCTGAAAAACGGGCTTTTTTGCTGGTTAAAAAATGAACAGCAAAAATGTTTTTAAAACGCCTAGATTAACTCGAAAGTTTCGCCGCAAGTCGACCGCATTTCACGCTCAATTTCACCCAAATAAGCGAGAACTTCGACCATTTTTGAACGCCAAACTGGACGTAAATCCAGCCTTTTTAAGCCTAAAAAAGCGCCTGTTTTGCTGTTTTTTACCACAATAAGGGTTGTTTTGGTATTGGTATTTATACGCATCGTCAATTCTCCGATAGGCCTGAGGCCGTTGTTTTTTTTGGGGCGGTCTAGGTTAATACTTAGGCCGTTGGGGGTGTTAAAGATTTTTGTAAAGGGTTCACGTGAACACCTTTAAAAACCCACATGAAGCCGTTTTGAGGGTGCTACAAAAGGGCTTGATTTAGGTTCTTGGGTTTGGTTTTAGGCTTTGCGGATGGTTTTCAGGGTGTTTAATATCCGCTAAAAGCACACATTATGTTAAATTGGTAAAGCTTTCTTTCGGGCCTTACCTCAGTTTTTGGGACTGTGCCAAAATTTCTCACCTTGCACCAAAAGGGTGCAAAACGTCCAAATTTAGACTTAAAAATAGCCAAAAACCCCTCTTTTTCATCGCAGAACCTCCCTTAAAACGAGTAATAAACTCCATACTACTAGCCCTGAAATACCTAAAACCATTGGTATGTTTAGGCCTTGGACCAGCATGTACAAACTCAATAATCCAACCGTAAAAAGAACCATCATAACTAGTGCATACAGCAAAAATTGTTTCATTTTATTTCCTTAATAATGGGGTGTTCACGTGAACACTTGTAAAACCTGGCGACCGCGAAGGAAACTGGGGACCCCCATTTTCCTTCGCGCGTTTTTATAAACCCCACCCCAACCAGCACGCCTAGGCGCATGTAACAGGGCCTATGTGTGTGTGTGTGTGTGTGTGTGTGTGTGTGTGTGTGTGCATGCGCTTAATAGCGGGGCATGCTGTTAAAAAACAAAAGTATTCACGTGAACACTTTTGTTTTGTAACAAGCACAAAAAACAGGCCTTAGGCTTGCGCCTTGGGCCCTGTATTAGGCTTGTCTACTTAGTGTGCTTCATGGGCCGTCTCGGGGCGCATGCTATTGACTAACTCCAGCATGGCCTTGCTCACTAGCACGCTTTGCTTATCGTTCAACTTGGCTTCAGTCTTAACACGTTTTGTTAGCTCGATGACCTTCGCGTCAAGTAACTTTTGAACCTTGGTTAGTTCGGTATCAATGGCCGATTGCATAACGGTCGCAGCTGGTACGGTCGCAGCGTCCGCTTGCTTGCCCTTGGTTGCGGCCTTGGCTGGCTGTTCTTTTTTCGCTGGCTTGTTTACGGCTTTAATCTTAGTTTCTACGGTAGGAATGAAGCCGTTTAAGAATTCCATCCAATCGGTACGGTTTGAAGGCGCTTCAGTTTTGCCGAAGTCTATGGCCGTGAATATTTGCTTTGCAACATCGCTGTAGGCCTTGCTTAAGTCGACCGCTTCGACTTGCTTAAGTACTGGCTTTAGGTGCTCGACATTGGCTTGAATTGGCTTAACATAACGTGAGAAGAAATTGTGTACTTTATTATATAAAGGATGTTTCTTTTTGTTCGGTTCGGCTTTTGTGCCCTTGATATTAAAGAACGCTAATAATTCGGGTTCTTTTGTGCAGTCAATCGCTGGGTTGTTAATAAAGGCAAGCGCAAGTGCTACGCGGACGCTATCGGCTTGCATCTCGCCTTGTGTTGCGGCTTTCAAAAATGAGGTCGCTTTAGTAGCTGAAAGAATGTTGTTTTTAGTTGCTGTAGTTAATGTAGTCATTTCGTCAATTCCTATTGTGTTGTTTGAAGTGTTCATGTGAACACTTGTTAATGTTATCCGCGTTTTGCGGCGCTGGGCTGTTCCAACGTGTAAGCACTATAGAAGGGGGGGTGCTAAAACTGCAAGCATTAGGGGCTAAGTGGGGGGGCAGCCCCCTCACCCCACCCCAAAAATTTTCCGAATTTCACTCCGGTGTAACCCAGTACCTCAATGCAAAAAACTAGCAAAAATACCAATAAACCAGCGATTGTTAC